GGCTGCATTGCTTATGGTGGTGGGCGCTTGATTATGCTCAGGATGGAGATGTAACGAAATACAGCGCAGACGATATAGAAATGGCCGTTGACTGGCAGGGCAAGCAAGGTGCATTCTATAACGCCCTTCTCCAATGTGGATTTAATGGACATTGCGGATTGCTCGAAGATATAGACGGATCGATAGTCATTCACGATTGGCACGAATACGGTGGTAGGTTGCTGGAGAAACGAGAAGCGAACAGGGATAGAATGAGAGAGAAACGTGCAGCGAACGTGCAGCGTACAACCATTGCACGTACAGGGGCTACAGAACAAACAGAACAAACAGAACAGAACAGAACAGAACAGAACAAACAAAATATGCCGGCAAAGCCGGACAAACTAAACGATTTGCAGCACATGGTATTAGAGAAATTCAATTCCAAGAGATACGCCAATAAAACGCAAGCGGCATTAGTGGCTGCATGGGATAGATACCCTGCCGAGAATGTGCAGGCTGCTTGTACTTGGGCAGCGACAAAAGGCTTTGGATTGGGGCAGGCTATTGCCTCTATCGAAAAGGCACTCCCGAAGTGGGACGCGCCAAAAACAAACGGAAACGGGCGCAACGGAAGCGCCGAACCGTCTAGCCCGATGTTGCGGGCAATCATGCGAAGCGAGGGTAAACTAACATGAGCAAATCAGGCGTCAATCAGTGTATGGCTAGGCTAGGCGTTGCTTACCCGCATCACTTCAAGCAGGCCGATCTTGATGCTGATTTTGCCTTGCAGGTCTACCACGAAATACTAGATGACATTGACGATGTTCTATTGATGGCAGCGACGAAGCAATGGCTCAGCACGTCGCACCCGTTTCATCCGGCACCTGGCGAATTGCGCGATCTGGCGGCTCGAATGGCGAACCATGATGAACTATCAGCAGACGAGGCATGGGCCGAAGTGATAAACGCTGTGCGAAATGTCGGCTCTTATGGTGTTCCTATTTGGAGCAACGACACTATCACGCAGACGATGCAAGCCTTTGGACGCTGGAAAGATTTCTGCGCGATCGAGGATGATCAAATGTCGATCATCCGGTCGCAGTTCTTGAAGATATACGCGGCGCAACAGTCACGGCGGCACGATGACCGACTGATGCTGCCGGAAGTACAAGCGGTGATAAAGCGCATCGCAGATCAGAAGCGGAGAGAGATTGAGGCGCATCATGCTTGACGACTCCGCCCGCGCCCAGGCCGCGCATGACGCGATGCGAAAGTACAATCTTGAAAATCTATCCAGACTTCCAAAGACTAAGAGATCGCCAATCGTCCCGGCGTGGAACCTAGAAGCGCCGCGCCGAATGAACATCGAATGCAATGACTGCGGCGTGTCATTGTGGATTGACGATCCGGCGAGTGTGTAAAATGACAGACATACGCAAACTGACAGAGGCGACCGAGCAGTACAGCCAGAGCGTAGTCGCGGCTCCGTGCGGTAAGCGCGTGAAAGTGCCCGCGCACACCATCCAGGGCGAGTGGGTTCTATGCGCGGCGTGCGGGAGCGCGCACAAGGTAGCCAGGAAGCAGAATGGCAGGGTCACTTTGAGGGACAACTAGAACGACTAAATCAGACATCAGATAGGCGAAATAACCATGAGCCAACGAACCAAAACGGGCGTACGCGCCCCGTACACTTTCGATAACCTAATACGAGACATTTTGCGCCAGAGAGACGCCCTAGACGCCAAAGGAAAAAAAACGTCCTACCGCGTCATAGCAAAAAAATACGGTGTCAGCCATGCCACGATTCACAGGATTATCGTCTATGGTACGGAGCCTAAAGATCGCATCATCCGGCACCGCCTGGGCCTGGGCGATTACGCGGTAGTACCGACCTGCCAGAAGTGCGGCGCGGCGCACGTATCCAAACGCTGCACGCGCCGCAGCACGTTCGAGGACAACGCCGCCGCCTACGACGCATGGTTAGCGTCGCCTGAGACGCGGCGGAAACTCGCGGCGATGCTGGAGTGGGCAGAGACGCCGGTAGAGCAGCGTAGTAAATGAGGCTAATATGCACACTGTCCTGAAGAACTTAGAGCGCATCGAAATCACTGGATTTTTCAGTGAATCAGAAGTGGCATTTGAATTTTGCCGCATCCACAATTATCACATTACGCGTAGCGGCCCGGCACCAACAGATACACCACACCGCTATGACATGAACAAGTTTCTGATAATCGCTGAGCGAGAGACGCCGGTTGAGCAGAGGGGAGGTATGAGTGAAATGGACGATTATTACGACGACGACGAAGAAGAATTTCCAGAAGATGATGAACCCAATATCGAGGATGTGTGCGTTGAGTTCGGATGCTTTCGGGATGGACGACACGGTGCATGTGGATGCTGTGGTGCGCCGCTGTGCTTTATGCACGAGGAAATCCTTGCTGGATTCTGTACGGTGTGTTCCGAGCAGTCAGATTTCTCGGAAAGAATGAAGGCTATATACGGTGAATTGGAAGAAGAGCTAACCAGCCAGCAGACGCCACATATTGACGCAACTGCTACTGTAGATGACGAGATTCCATTTTGATGACTAATATAAAGATCACTCACCAAACTAACACGCCCTGCAAGCACCACGTCAAGCACGTCATCAAGTGCGACGACTGCGGCCGCAAACAGATGTCCGATCACGTCAAGGTCTGCCAGTCGTGCGGCGGCTGGATGCGGTACAGCGAGGATGAGATGAAACAAAACGATCGCGGCGAATATCCTAAAGACTGGGCGAGTATCTCTAAGCGCGTCAAAGAAGAGGCGCACAATCAATGCGTCAGGTGCGGCCATGTCAACGATTTTGAATCTGGCTATGTGCTAACCGTGCAAGACGGTTGACGCATGTTCAGCCGCAGCACTTCGCGCCGTGCTACCATCAATCATAGAGGACATACGAAGGATGATGGAATGAAACTAAGTGAACTTTCCGCCGTAATCATGTCGCTTCGTGCCAGCCGTGGCTGGTCACAATCAGAACTCGCCAAGCGTGCTGGCTTATCGCGCAATTGCATCGCGCTAATTGAAGCGGAAAGCGAACGCGCCAATAGTACAATCTCAACATTGCAGGCAATTTTCAACGCCTTCGATCTTGACATTAAGTTTGAATTTAGGTCTAAGAGCGCATCTGACAAGCATGGCATCCGATATGCAGCAATAGCAGAGCAAGGAAAGCACGATGGAAAATAACACGCCGTACATCAAGCACCGCACGCTCTATGCTATCAAGTGCGACAACTGCGGCCGCAAAGAAATGAGTTGCAAGGTGATGGTCTGCCAGTCGTGCGGCGGCTGGATGCGGTACACAGAAGAGCCGATGAGCGAACCCGTGAGGGGTATAGTAGTTGAGATTAAGCAGGAGGTGAAAGCATGAACGCCATAGAGGTCGTCACAAATGAAGATGTCAACGATTTGATTGCGTGTGGTGAAGTTGGGCGTTATCTATTTATGTGGTCAAAACTATTCTACGCGATTAAAGACAGATTGCTATTATTGTATGCGGTTAACGATGGTGTTGACCTTCAAATCTGGAAGGATGCAGACGGTTATTCAGAATTTGAAGAATGGCACGCTGAGCATAGGCATGTACTAGCGCGTTATCTACTACTCGGACATTTATTTCATATTCCAACTGATGAGTTTTATTATTTTAATTTTGAGTATCAAGCTGAAAAGCATAGTCCCGGATTCTTTGACGCCGTTTGTGATTATAAGCAGTTAATCGATGGCAAGAAAAAATACAAGTCCTCAAAAGAGGCGCGTGAGGAATCATGGAGGGCACTTAAGAGACTGATTAGGCGTCACGGATATTTATTAAAAGAGGACAGTAGACTCCCATTATTTGATCTGAATAGCAAGGCGACCCCATGAAGCACGCCTACAAAGTCGCCCCGCCCCGCTGGACGAAGATCGTGTTCGCGCTGATTGCCGGCGCGACGGTGCTGATGCTGTTTGCGGCGGAGGTGTTGAGATGATTGCTTTGTCTCATGTTAAATCCATGTCATTACCAGATAATTCAATTGATTTGATCTTCACCGATCCGCCATACCCGCGTGAATACCTACCGTGCTATGGCTGGCTAGCCAATGAGGCGGCGCGAGTGCTGAAGCCGGGTGGATTTCTAATTGCGATGGCAGGCGGCATGTATCTTAATCAGATTTATAGAATGTTTGACGTCGCCGGCTTGACCTACTTCTACGAGATGGTGCATGTAGCATCTAAAGATGCACCGTACATCTGGCCACGTTTTGTCGTCGCCAAAGCGAAGTCCATCATCGCTTACTCAAAGGGCGATGGATTACCGCGCATCAAGAGCGTGCTGAATTTCTATCAGCCCGGCGGGAAGGATAAACGCTTCCATCATTGGGGTCAAGATGTTGAGAGTGCCCGCTATTATATTGATTGCTTTAGCGCTCCTGACGATCTTGTGCTTGACCCATTTATCGGCGGAGGGACAACGGCGGTCGCGTGTAAACTTATCGGCCGACGTTGCATCGCGTTTGATCTCGATCTAGCCGCATTGACCACGACGAAAAATAGAATAAACGAATCTGACATCAAGACGCAGATCGATATGTTTCAGTGGGCAGCATCACAGTCGCAGAAGGGTGGAGTGAGATGAGAGACATTGAAACCTTGATAGAGTTATGGGAAATGCCAAGCGGCCCTGACGAATTATCGAGTGACGCCCGCGCCGAACTCGCGCAACTCCGCGCCGACCTGCAAGCGGCTCAGCAGCGCATCGCGGAACTGGAAGCGCAGTTTGCGGGTATCAAAGAACTCATCGACCCGCTTGAAGGTCAGAGCGTTTATGATGCGATTAACGCGCTATTGTTAGACGATTCGAGCCGAGTGTTTTACGAGGTGCCTCTACAGGAGCGAATCGCGGAACTGGAAGCGCAACTGAGCGCCATGCACGCAGAAGAGACTATTGACAAATAGCCAAGTAGCGTTGTATACTTGCGTACATGAATACTACCACCACCAAAGCCAAACGCGATGTCATGCAACGTATCCACAGCGATTCCTTCCAGCGCATACGCATCATTGCGGCGAAGCGCGGTAAGGGGATGCGGCCGGGAGTGCTGATCAACCAGATACTAGCAAGTAGAGCCGCTACCCAGGCGGCTCTTGACGTTCTGGACGAAGAGGAAAAGGCGCAATTGAATAAGTCACTGAGACCGTAATCAAGTCGCCCCGCCGCGCTCCCGCCAGAGCCGCGGCGAGGCTAACCAGATCAACCGAATTGCCGGCTGACGGGCTGTTTTCATTATACAGCAATGTGCCGCTCAGGTTGAGCGGCGTTTTTGTTTGGGGGCGAGAATGATAACAGTGATTGGAAAACTAGCAGACACTAGACGTTTTGCCAATCTACCCGGATTCAATGTGTTGAATCTATCTGATGACTGGACGCCTGATAAACAGTCCACATGGTTGCGTGAGGCGATCGATCATGGAAGTCAAATTCTGATCGTGTCACCTCTGAATGTCACAGGTCAATATAGAGAGGAGGTGAAGATGCTGCTTAAAATGTTACTAGAACATGGTGCATAGAACTCAATGAAAAGATGAATACCTCATTGGGCGTTTCAAACCAGCGTACAGAGGGACCTAGCTATGAAATACATTATGCACGTTGAAGCCGATGTCGTCCTTGAATTTACACCATGGGAAGATTGTCGTCCTGACGACTACGCTGAGCAGATCGGTATGGATGTTTTCAGTAAACCAGGATATGCACAAGACCAGGTAACCATTGAAGGAATCCTCGTAGAGATTATTCAACGCCCTACGGAAAGTAAGCCATGATGATATACCGAGAATGCTTCAATGACAAACAGGCGGAACCGCCCCGCCCGTATTATCAACCGAAAGTGAAGCGTGCTGTTGTCGTGCCGGTTGTCGATTGGACAATCGCAAAAGTGATGTTCTGGAGTAAAGACAAAAAGAAAACAGGAGGGTATCATGGCAGGGTATGAAATGCTTAAGCAGAGCGAAGCGTCCAAGAAGGAACTGGACAAAGTGCGCAAGACGGGCGCAAGCGGCTGGGCGAAGTTGGCCGCGTACCTAGTAGCTGTTGCCGCGATTCTGATTCTGTCGGCCATCTTCGCGCAGACGACCAGCGCGGTATTTGCCGACCCGGTGATGAAAGTCGTCGGCGTCGGCGCGGCGATGGTTGTCGGTGCATCCTCGATTGTGTTTCTGATCTTCAAGAATAGCCTGTTGAAAAGCAATCAGCAGTTCAGGGTCGCGGTTATTTTTCTGCTGGTTGAGTTTTCAGCGTTGACCCTCGGCGCGTTTCACACGTTTGGCACGGCACTGGGCTGGACGTTCGATCCGTTCGTCACTGAGTTGACCAAACTGGCGATCGTGCTCACCCTGCCCATCGTGGCGCTGGAGTGGATCACTGTTCTGGCGCTTGACCCTGACGCGCGCAACCAACGCGCCGAAAGCGCGAGCAAGTCAGAACTCGCCACGATTGAGCGCGAAACACGCGAACGGTTTCGCATGTCCGATCCGGTATTGGCAGTACGAAACGCTGCATCGCTGACGGAAGCAATTCACGAGGAATTGCTGCGATTGCCTAGTGATCAACGCCCGATGTTCATAGGCATTTTGCGGGGCAAGCACGGCAGCGAATTTGAGGGTGTGCCCCTACTGCTCCCCGGCCAAACTGAGTTACCGGACGTTATCGATCAGCCGAAGGATAAGAAACAGAAGCCCGACGATGACGACGACCGCGAGGAAAACTTTTGGGCATCGATTAAGCGGCGCCTAGAAGCCACTGAATCTCAGCCTGCCCACGTCATGGCGTCCAGTGGCGAGAAGCCCCCAAAAGCGAAGAAGGGTTAGCCCATGCCGCGCCGCCGCAGCCCGCGCCAACAGTTTCGCGGGTCGAGCCGATTACTGCCAGCATTGATCACCCTGTGGGCAATGCTGGCAACGGCGTACTTGGTGCATCTGGCGAACATCGGGAAGATACCATAGAGGGAGATAATCATGGAACTCTTACAGAAATTCCTACTGTCACTGATCTCGATCGCCCTAGCCGCCGCGCTGCTAGTCGTCGTCGGCCTGCTCGTGTACTTAGCGGTGACGGCGATCATAACAGTCTAGGGGGCACCCTAGGGGGCAACGTTGACGAAACGCTGATCGAAGTCCTGCCTGGGCGAGGTTGGATTGAGAAAAAGAAAACGGGTGGAACCGCGTTATACTGGTATCAGCGTTGGCGAGAGCCTAGGGGGCAAAGTCTAGGGGGCACCCTAGGGGGCAAGTCGAAAATGGTAAAGCGCAGCAAATATCTAGCACCTGTGAGGCTTACAAATGGCCGAGGCAAAGCAGAAAACTACACTACAACAACTCTATGAGATTCAGACGATTGAGACCGTACACGCCATCACGGACGCGGAGCGGGTTGATTTGACTGTGAAGTTACCCGATAGCGACGACCGGGCATTGACGCTGCCGCCGGGTCACTACCTTGTGCTGAAAGTGGTTGTACGCCCGACCGAGCGGCGCGGTTTGTTCGGCGTCGTCGCTCCGAAAGTCTAGGGGGCAAGCCTAGGGGGCAACGTATGTCCAAACGTCTAGGGGCACAATCGCCCGCAAACCGCAATGACCGGAACCACGGCAAGAAGCGTGACACGGCATACGACTCAGGGGCGCGTGAGGGCGCTCCTGAGTCGGTGTATTCGCCGCAGTGCGTCATTGCTGTTCGCCGCGAGATCGCGCCGTGCGCGTGTTGCGGGCAGGTGAGGGAGATCGTGAATCACTACTGCGCGGTATGTCGGGCGAACGGCGCGAACGAAGCGCAATGTATGAACCCTGAGAGTATCAAATAGCAATCGCTACGCTATACGCTTGTCCTCAACCAATCCACGATCCCATAGTGCGATGCAGCATCACCCGATGAAATCCTATACCCGATTTTTGCCACGGTGAACGTGTGATTTTGCGTTACTATAAACTTCCACGTTATCCCGTTTTCGGAGTAGTAGAACTTGACATTGTTCGATCCGTCGCGCGTGATGCGCAAATAGACCGGGTTAACGTGCGTTGTCGCCGTGCTGCCGCGCTGCGTGAATGATGTTGATGCAATCGTGAATGCCTGCACGAGATACCCACCATTGACGTTTGCCGTAAACAGCAGCGCCGCGCCGTTTGTTGGAACCGTCCCACTATCGACGACGATCAGGCTAAACTCATATCCGCTCGTGGCCTGCTCAGCTCCGATCGCAATTTTTGCCCTGGCATCGAATGCGCCCGCCGGAGCCCACGCCTTGACACCGTATTTCGTTGTAGCGTTTGAGTCGGCTACATAGAGATGACTCTTAACTGTCGTGTTGCTATCTTCAGTCGTCGGTGCGCTGCCCCACGTCAGGCCAGTCGTCGCCGTGTCGTATTCCTCGCTGGTGCCTGCGCCCGCCGCTCCCAATATGTCTGCGCTGCCTGCTAAGCCGGGGATTGCTACCTCGGCGCTCAGATCGGACTCCGCCGCTGTAGTGACAAAATGATCGGTCGTGGCCGCGCCACCTGCGCCGATTGCGCCGCCATCCTTGATGCTGTCTGCGCTTGAACCATTCCACACAGCCAAATGTCCATCCGTGGTTGCGCCGCTGCGCGCGACTCCGCCGCTGCCCTGTGCCGTCGATCCGAACAGCCACACACTCGGTGTCGTGCCTGATTTTAGAATGACGCCAAACGCGCCTGTGCCATACGTCGCGTTTTCGGCGGCTTGCTTGGCGACGGTATGTGTGAAGAGATAGCGGCCCCGCGTGGTGCTGGCGCTGGGCGTGACGAGCGGGCAATAGCCGCTGGCGTAAAAGCGGCCCGCCGCGGCGCCGGCAATCGACTCCGCCGCAATGAAAACTTTAAGCACACTCGCCGCGCTGGTGGTGGTCGTCACGTATTCATCGCCGGCGGTATCCTGTACGCACACATCACCGGCCACGAGTGCGCCGCCGCTGTTGTTGGTAAGGGTGACGACATTCGATCGCCCGCGTATCATGTCCTGAGATGTAGTCATTTATATATCCTCGGTCCAGTTGATTGCTACCGTGATCGTCGCGCTGCTGCTCGAAAAACCGGATATGGTCAACGTCTCGCCCGGTGCTACGAATAAATCAAACGGCGTCAGGTCGGCCCATTGCCAACCCGGTTCTGAAATCGTCAAGTTGAAGATCAGCACTCCAGCCGCGATCGTCGTGCCGGCCACGTCATAGGATACGATCGAATTGCCCGCCGTGATGGTGACGCCGTTGTCGGCGGTTGTGCCGTTGATCGTCGTGTAGGATGGTGAGCCGCCTAATGTCGCATTGATCTTAAGCCGCAGCGTGGCGGTCGCCACGACATTTTTACCAGCATCCGCGCCGATCGAGATCGAGTTAAGCCTGATCTGACCGCGATTCGCCACGCCGTTATAAGTCGTGCAGTTTTGCAGCGTGAGGATGTTTGTCTCGGTCGTGATCGTCGCCTTGTTGTTGTCGATCGCCCACTTAGGGTTGCCGACAAATGAGCGCACGCCCGAAATGAACACACCAACCGAGCCGCAGTACATGATTTGATTCGTCGTGTTGCCACTGTTGAGTGTGAAGCCCGTGAAGCGGATCGTCGGGTTAGTGAGTTGTGTTGCCGTCGATGTGTTGGGATATTTGATCGTGTGGACCAACGCCCACCGATCGGTGCCGGGGCTGAGGATGTAGAAATCAATGTCGCCGTATCCCAGATAGGGATACTTGATCATCGCCACGTTGCCCTTCGTCGGATCGAGCGTGAACGATGATCCCGCGCTGCCATCACACTTGTCGCCATTCCAGGCCGTCTGCGCAACCCAGGTCGGTGTGCCGCCCACATAGCGCACGATCCCAAAGGCCGTGCCATTGAAGCCAAAGAAATAGCCATCATACGGCACGTTAGATGAGATTGATCCCATGCCCCACAGTTGGATATTGTTCGCCGCGCCTGTGGTGAACAGCATTGTAAAGCGGGCGATTGTGCCTTGTCCCGCACGATAGCGTGCGGCGCGGCGAGATTGAATGTAAGCATAGCCTGCGCTGTTCGTGCCTGACTGAATCCGCAAGCGGCTTGCATTCGTGTCTACTGCTGCGCCCGATCCTGATGTGACCGCCGTGTTCCAAATCTGCGTGTTGAGTCCGTAGACGAAATCACCTTGCAGCACCGGTGTCAAGTCGGCGGTTTCGAGCGTGCCAAACGCGGAGAGATTCGACGGATCGAACTGCGCGACAAAGGTTGACGTTGCATTGCTCACGGTTGCCATTAGACGATCTCCACATCATACGCGAATGTGATCAACGCGCCAGGGGCGGGCGGGGTCGCAAAGGTGACAACATCGCTGGGCACAGTGTCGTCGGTCACAGGTTGCAAGATACCATTGATATAGACGCGCAGACTTCCCGGTACGGCATAGTTGGCGAGGTAATAGGTAGTCGCCCCGGTTGCCGTGATTTCTTCATTATAAGTGTTGATCACAGGTGCCGGAATTGAAACGGGTACATTCACGATAGCCGTGATCAAGCCGCGCGCGTCGACCGTGATCTGCGGGATATTGCTGGCATCGCCAAATGTGCCCACATCAGGATTCAGCGCCGGGTTAAGGTGCAGCGTATAACTCGCGTCGTCAATGTCTTTCGCGTGTGCGCCGGGTTGTGCCTCGTCATCCCATGCAGCCAGCGCGGGGGTTGACTGTGTGCCGTTCGTAGTCGTGATATTGCCATCTGGACTTCCCGCGCTGCCCGTTGAAGCATCAGCCGCCGCCGGATTGCCGTAATAGACAAACACATCGACGCTGCCCGCCGCTGGCACAGTTGGGATCACCGGCCACAGGCGAGTGTCGGGGAACTCCATCAGGCCGATTGATTTTGTGGTGGTGCTGCCCTTGCCCATGTAGTACATCATCCACTGTGTACCGATGCGCGCCAGGGTCGGCCCTTCATTCCAATCGCTGTCCCATGATCCGCCGCCGCCGCGTGGAAACGGATTAGTGCTGTAGCGCGTCCAGTTGATCAGATCGGTCGAGGTAGCAATGCCGATTGCGCTGTTGTTTCCAGATGACACGTTCCCCTGGTAGAACATGAAAAATGTATTGCCGATGTGGACCACATCCACATCTAACACGCCCGCATCCCAATCTCCCGATCCCGCGCCGCTCAGGATCGGATTGTTGCCTGATTTGGTCCAGGTGATGCCATCGGTTGACGTGGCAAGGCCAATCTTCCAGGTCGTCTGCGTGCCGGTAGATGTGCCGCCCCAATAGAATAGGTAATACGTGCCGCTGATGAACAGCACTTTGGACGGCACAACGAATGCAGAATCCCACGTTGCCGCCGTGCTGCTTAGAACCGGATTACTTCCCGATTTGGACCATGTGATCCCATCGCTGGATGTGGCATAGCCGATGCGCAGCAACGATCCATTGCTGCCCATGTACCACGCCTTCCAGACTGATGCACTCTCGCGGATGACGCAGAAATGATCGACCTTCGTGTCATCCCACGCGCCGCCCGCGCCAGGGCTGACAATCGGATTGCTGACATACTTCGTCCACGCGATCCCATCGGTTGACGTGGCATAGCCGATATGGTCCGGCGTGTTGCTATCTCCCGGCGTGTTGTTCGCGCTATAGTAAAGCCGATAGGTTCCGTTGCCCATATCGATCAGGCTGTTGGGATGCACCCAGCCGTTATCCCACGCGCCGCCGCCGCCGCTGACTAGAATCGGATTGCTGGCATAGCGTGAGAAATTAGACTCATTGAACAGCAGCGCATCATTTGCGCGGAAAAAGGGGAGAAGGCTGACACCATCAGCAGCAGTAACACGTAGATCAGACAGATCAGGATTGCACAGCCCCGCCTCAACCAACGGTAACGTGTTGACATCGATTGCGACCTTATAGTTTGTGTGCAGCGATCCACTGTTGGCAATCGTCACGAGGTAACGATATTGCCACGGCGTAAGCCAGCCTTCCGGCGCGGCGGGAACCGGATTAGTAATGCTGCTACTCGGAAGCCATTCACCGCTTGCCGCGTCCCAGATCGGGACCTGACCGTCTGCGGTTGCAGTCGGCAGATGATAGAGCGGCGTGTCAAGCGCAATATCGTTTGCGTGCCGGTCGCCGTGATTCAACACATCCCACACACTACGATCGCCTAACTGCGGATCGCCGGACACGATCGCCATGCGTACGCCGTGTGTATAGATGTTGGCGATCGTCCCGCCGCCAGTCGTAGCCGTCGCCGCACGCAAGCGCCAGGACAACGTGCCGGTGTTATCGACCCAATAGAAATCACCTGTGCGGATCAAGATGCTCGTGGTGGTCGCCTGAAAAAAGAAGCGTGCATGTAGGCCGTCAAGGTCAACCGGATTCACGCCCCAGGTCGGCGCGATGAGTTGCATCGATATGCCGGTATTTCCCAGCAAGCCACTCCAGACTGATCCGCCATCATTTGAGACGGTGTAATGATATGAGTCGCGCGGATCGGCAGGATTGGCGTTGAACGGGCCGCCGAAACATTCGACCGCGTACCACGATGCGATGCTCAGGCCGCTAATGGCGTCACCCGCGCCGCTGTTGACCGTGATCGCGCCGGTGCTGATCTCTGCGCCTGCCGTGTAGACAGTTCCGCCGCCTCCGCCTCCCGTGCCGAACAGTGGAGATGTGCTACCCAATACCCAACAGTCGTCAAGTGTGATGTTTCCAGCGCCCGCAAACACACCGTAACCCGCGCCGCTGGACGCCGTGCCGGTGAGGGTCGAGTCATGGACATAGAGCGCACCTGCGCCACCGTTAATTGCACTCGCACCGCCGCTGCCCGCGTTGATGCACGTCAGCGTGCAATGTCCGATGTAGGCTAGTCCCGTAGCGGGGCCTTGAATCGCAACATGATCGCTGGCGTCATTCTGCGAATTGATGATCGTAGTTCGCTCTAAAAATACGCCGGCGCTGAGGATCACGGTTGCGCCGCTGATTCGTGATTTCTCGGTGATGCCGACCAGGGCTATATCAGCCGGGATCGTGAGCGCCGCTGTAATCGCAATAGTCATCGACGGCAGCCATACGGTATCACCGCTGACTGCTGCAGCCAGCGCCAAAATCAAACCTGCCTGCGTCGGATCGAACAACTCCAAATCAGCGCCGCTCGAATGGTAGACGATGATGCTATTGCCTAGCCCGCTAATCGCCGCCGCGCCGCTGATTTGATCGCTCGTCGGCAGCCCTTGCAACGTCTGCACGCGCAGCGCATCCCAAACGGGGTGTTGGCGCTCCCCAAAGGCGATCGGCATTATTGCGGCTCCAGGTTGTAGGTGAGTTGCCCGCCCGGTAGCATTTCAATTTCTTCGATGTAGACCCAGCGTGGATCGTTGTTAGCAAACAATGAAGGCACACCGGGGCTAATCGGCAAATCCTGCCAGAGCGCATAGCCCGGACGCGCCAGCCACGGCTCATACAACGAATCACTCACGCTGTACAGATCACCTCCGCGCAAATGGTAGGTCAGTTCAGCAGGCACCTGGTTGTAGAAAAACTGGCGATTGGTCAACACGCCCGCGCTATACAATGCGCCGCCCGATTTACCGTCGCCCGCAATGTCCTTGATCACGTCGCCAATCAACAGGATCGAGCGGTTGTCGATCGCGTAGTCGGTCGTGTTGGCTTCAACCTGAGCGATCGTGATGTAGGTGGATTGCTGCCCGACTAACGCCGTTACAAGGTTGGCGATCGTACCGGTGTCGATCGCCTGTGGCACACTGAGCCAGTTCAACGTGGCCCAATAGCCCGCAAAGGTCAAGCGTAGATGCGAACCCGGCGTTTCTGATCCCGCCGCGATCGCGGTGTAGTTCGTTGGTGGGTAGGGCTGCGGCCAGCCCCAGCGCGAGAGGTACGTTTGCGCCTCGGTGTTCGCGGCTGCGGTTGTCTTGCCTGGCTCCAGGATCACATTCTCTTTTCGGCCCCATACCGCGATCGAATCATTGGATTGATACCAGCCAGTGTTGACGTTTGGGATCGGCGTTTGTCTGAACGAAAATGAATCGCCGTAAATCTGCGTCGTGCCGCCTGACTCTGCCGTAATGCGCAAATCGCAATTGCCGGTATAGGTCGAGGTTGCCGGGATCGTCATGCTCACGGTGTAGTCACCCGGCGCACCGCCGCGTGTCGAGAAGAAAGCCAATGATTGATCATTGTCGGCGCGATTGGCGCTCACGCGCCACGAGCCGCTAACGACATTCAGGCGGCCTTCGATGATATAGGATTGGCCCGCTGTAACCGCGATCGTCGTCTGAATCCGCGCGCCCTGCGTGGTGCCGGTCGTCGTGATCAGATCGGAGTAAGTTCCGTCTGCGTGCCATACGGTCGACTGCGCCGATGTGCCGCTGTTGTAGGATGCCCACGCGCCCGACTCCGCCGATCCGTTGGTGAGTAGAGTCGGCCAGATGCGCGTATAGATCACCTTGACAGCGTTGCTCATGCGCGTGATGTCAGTGGTAAAGAGTTGATTGCCCTTCGTGTACTCCATTTTCATCAATGCGCCGCGCCAGGTTTCCTGCCCGCCGACCCCTTCGCGCAGTTCGCGCATGAGGCCATAGCGGAAGAAATCTTCCATCTCGGCTTGCGTCATTTCCTTCTCGGTCACATCGACGGTGCCGACCCAAAAGCCGCCGCGCCTGCGGATCGAGCGCCGCCACGATGGAGTGAATACCGAGGTATAGTCACCTAACGGACCGTTACCGTAGAGCAGGGGATCATAGAGATTGAGTGAGGGTGTCATTCACACTGACCCCCGTAGAGAGTTGTATGAGGGATAGACCGAAAGCACCGGCGTAAAGACATCCGTCTTGATGTTGTTTGCGCCCTGCGTCGCGCAGATGATGACGCCGCTGCCGGTCGGCAATGACCAATTGCTCACATCGGGCGGGGCCGACCCCCAAATGATGCCCGCGCCGCTTTCATAAGCAATGGCATAATTCCGCTTGTCGGGCCGACTTAGTAAAATCAGCGGTATGCTATTAGTGTAGACGCTATCCGCCAAAATCGCATGGATGCTATGCTCCGCCGGGATCAGCACAATGGCGTCAATTTCAAGGTTGCCCGTGCCTGACACTTTCTCGGCTTGAATCGCCAGCGCCGAACTCGTGATCGACTGCTCGAAAAAGCCGTCGATCGCCGGTATCTTGACGGTGCCGAGCGTGTAGTAGTGCCAAGCAGTTGCCGCGTTGGAGATCGGATAGCGCGGCAAGAAAGCCATCGAATGATAACCGGCGGGATTATCACTATCCCTGAAACCCTGACCGATGCGCACATTCACCACAAGACTGGCGTCGCTTGTTTTGGCGCGCAGCAGGGCAATATATTTGCCGCGCTGATCGGATGGATTCGCAATAGACAGACTGCTAAGGCTTGCCGCAACGCGCGTGATCATCGTCGTTACGGTCGCAAATGTCGTGACGCATTTATTGCCATCCAACGCCGTGCTATCCAATTCGCGCGTGGTATCTGCATCCACGCGGCCATTGAATCCCAAATGCCATACCGGAACAAAGTTAGCCGCCGTGATGCCGTAACGGTCGCCCTTCGCGCCCATCCATATTTCATTGTAGGTTCTGCCGGATTGGGCAGAGTTGGTAATAGATGCGACGCGCGCGTGTGCATCGCCCGCCACGGTGTAGGAAATCGAGCCGCCATGCGCCGTGATCGCGCCGGGTGTGATCGATTGCTTCAAGACGTTTTCCCACACCGGCATGCGCGTGATGCCTAGTCCGTAGTCGGGGATGATACCGTTATAGGCCAGCGGATTCGTGATGCCCAGCCCCGCCTGTGGCCGGTTGATATTCAGCACAAATGATTGGCGCGCGTTCGTCTCGCCCTGCAACTTCGAGCGCAGCCACACGCCGATCGGGTTGAGCGGCTCCTGTGCCCATTGCGTTTCCTTGATCTTAGAGTCGATGGCTTGCAGCGCCGTGGCGAGTGTATCCGCGTTGCCCGCATTCATCAGAAGCGTTACGACTTCATCGACGCTGGACGCGCCCGACTGCGGTAATGCTTGCTGCCAGCCTTGATACTGCAACTCGGTTGGGAGAGACAACAAGTCCAATGTATTGATGTCGCTCGAATCCGAGTCTTTGCGCTTCACGAGTTGTAATGTCGCTACGGTTTGATCACTCACATCGCACCCACCACGGATTTAATTCGCTCCAGCCGTTGCTGTTCGGTGACTTGCTTCGCGGCCAGCGCGTCAAACAGGTTATATGTGTTGTTGTTGGTAACGTTGGTCTGTGCCTGTCCCGGCTTCGCGCTTTGCCCCGTTGCGCCCGCTGGCGTGATCACGACATGCTCACCCGGCGCGGCAATTACTGGGTAGTAGTCGCCCGATCCACCACGCGGGTTAGGGGGCACGAAGTAATCCGCGCCGCCGATCGCGCCGCGCTGACTGGGAATGTCGTCGCCGCCTTTGACCTTGATGCTGTAGGTAAATTCCTTGAAGGTCGGCAATTTGTCGATGTAGTTCTGCACCTGATTCAAGTCGCTTGTGGCGACGGTCGCCATGTTGGTGAGAGCGTTGATCACGCTGGTACTCACATCGCCAAATTTGACTTTAGTCTTATCGGCCAGGCTATTGACCTGAGAGGTTGCGGTATCGGCCACCTTGCCCGTGCTTGTCATCGCATCTTTGGCGTAGTTGGTGATCAGATCGGTTGCATTGAAAACGTTCTGCGTCGTGCCCTTGATCGCGTCGTTCTGTGTGCGCACCTGCGCGGCGCGTTCTGCCAGCGTATCACCCGCTGCGCCTTTGATTTGTTCGCCGATAGAAACCTGCGCTTTGATGACAAGCGGCGTTTCAGCAATCTTCTTCTTGGCGTTGTCTACGTCCGTCTCGGCCGGCTTGGTATCCGCACCCACTTGGAAATTGATCGGGGCACCATGCGTCAGCCCCGCCGCTACATCAACGACATGCTGCTGCGTCTCGGTCAGTTTGCCTTCCGCCGTGTCAAGCGAATCGCTCAAACTGCCCACAAACTTATCAATGCTGCCGTCCTCTGCCAGCCCCGCCGCCGCATCGCGGATCGCCTGCATCGCGTTAATATCCTCTTGCGATTTCAGCCCCCACTTCACAGCCAGCGCGTCAAGCGCCTTTGCTTCTGTTTCAGTCACGCCGCCGACGGCGAGTTGTTGCTCGGCATAGCCGAATAGAATCCGGCGTGTCGCGTCCTCGTGCGCTTTGGCGTTTGCCTCTACCTCTTTAGTGATCTCGTCGTACTGACCCTGCAATTCTTTGATGCGTTTTGAGTTGTCAACATACTTGCCTACCGCGCCCGTTGCTTGCCCTAGTTTCTCTTTGAGGTTATCCACTTCAACGGCTAACTTGGCTTGTTTCAGCGGATCGGTGTTGTTGTTTAACTCTGCCTGCGCATCCTTCAAGGCTTGCTGTGCTGCCGTGAGTTGTTTGCTGCTGCTGATCTGAGTCTTGGTAACGCCGTCTAGTTTTTCCTTATTGAGTGCAACCTTTGCCTCTAGCGCGGCTTGCTCATCAGCGGTTAGGTTTCCCTTCGAGGTTTCTGTGTTTAGTTCACGCTGCGCTTTTTCGAGTTGCAATTGCGCCAGCGTTGCCTCATTCGATGTCAGCGCGTGCTTGCTCGTCGTGGTAATGGCGCGGCCCTGCGTAGCCTGTAGTTTCTCTAACTCTTCCTTGACCTTCGCGGCCTTCGTCGCCAAGTCATCCTGCTTATTATTGAAACTCGTGAACTCATTCTGCAACTGCCCAGCCATGCCAACTTTGAGCTCATCCATTATCCCGGTGACATTGGCCGCCGATTCCTTGGTACGCATTAGAGCGCGGTTTGATTCATCGAGCGCGCCGTTGAAGGCGTATGCGCCTTGCCCCGCGTTTTCCTGCGCCTGTTTGAGGAGTTGCTCTTGTATCACCAACGCCGCAGCGCCATCAGCAGCGCGGCGTCCGGCGCGGTTTGATTCGTCAAGCGCACCCGCGAAACCATAAGCGCCTTTTGCGGAAGCGTCAATCGTCGTATTCAGCAGTTGAGCGTTATAGGTGACGACTGGCAGCACAAAGCCGTTATCGCGCAGCCCTTGCGCCATGCCCGCCAGGGCATTGTTATAATCTACGGCCGACATGCGCCCCGCCGCAACTTCAACGCGCATCTTTGCGGCGGTTTCAGTAAACGCTTTTAGGAAATTTCCCGGCGCGTCGCTGATGTCTAACGCCGTGCCGATGCCTGTTGCCGCTACCTCTTTCACTACATCTAGGATATTCGCCAGCCGCGTTTCAACGGCCTTCATTTTCTCAGCGGTCGTGGTCGCCGCGCCAGCAATGTCGCCGAAGTTCTTGGTACCTTGCTCCAGCACCGCGTTAAGCAACGCCTGCCGCTGCTGCTCTTCCGTAAGCGAATCCGCCGTGACGCCTAGTGATTTCGCGTAAGCGTCATTGGCTTCTTTCAGATTGACGACAATACCAAACTGTTTCAGCGCGCGCGGCGCGAGATTGCCGATCGCGTAGTTGATCGTTTCAAACGCCTGACCCGTGTCGCCGCCAAACGCCAGCGCCGCCGATCGCGCTAACTGCATGACCTTAACTAGATCGTCGCCATTCTTGGCAACGCCCAGCGTCAGCGCGCGGGTTGAGGCTTGCATTAGTTCTTCGTCGTCTACTGTGCCCTTGGCCGCAGCGTCCAGCGCCGATACGATCTCGCCCGCATTGCCACCGATCGATTTTGCCGTGCGCTCGAATGACGCGGCGATCTGTTGATTCTCTGCGCCCTGCTTGGCAAAATCCCAAACTTCTTTAAGGCCGCCGATTGCTTCTTTGGCAATCGATATTCCCGACTGAATACCCGTTAAGGTCTGCGCGAATGTTGAGCCAAAAGATTTTGTATCCTCCATCTTTTGACCGAGTTCGGCCAGTCCCTTAATGTATTCATCCTGCGGGATTTTTCCATCGATGTACTTTTGCTTGAGATCATTGAATGCGTCGCCATATTTCTGTGCGGCGGTTGTGGATTGGCTAAGCGCATCCCCGATCTTCTTTTCAGCCTCATATACCGGCGCTTTCAGCGCAAGCGCATCCTTCTCCGCCTGTGTCATGCGATCCACAGCGGCGCGGGCTTCCTCGAATTGCTGCTTGTATTGATCCTGCGCGATGATACTGAAGATTAGATCACTATCGGCCATGCGCTCGATCCTCTCTCAGTTTCGTGACCATCTCAACAATGCGCCATGCGTCCGGCATTTCGGCCTGCATTGCGCCCCAATCTTTCGATACGCGCAATTGATGCATTGCCTCATAGACGTTGCGCGCTGCACGAATCCGCCGCATCAGCGCATACGGCTGATCGGCTTGACCGCCAGTCACATAGGGCAGGTTGAAGGTAGACCAATCGAACCAGATTTCCAACTCTCGCGGCGCGTCTTGCGTCTTGTGTTCCGCGTAATCCGCGCACGCGAGAATCAGCCGTTTGGGATTTCGCGCGCCTTGCCGATCACCGCGTCGATCTGCATCGCCGCCCAGCGCACCGCCCAGGGTTGCATTTCGTTGACCGCGAATGAATCCTTGACCTGGCCGCGCGGCGTCGTCAGTTCTGAAATCCAGCGCGCATCAAAGGCGGCGCGCACGACCTTGCCGTTATCCTCCGCGATCGTGTTGCCTTGCGGGTAGCGCGAATACGCCAGGAAAAAGGCGTCCATGTCGCGTTGCATGAGATCGTCGGCGGATTTCAGCAAGACGAGGCGCGTTTGCTCACCGTTCGTAAACTCCCGCTGATTGCCCTCAATCGCCATGCCTACACGGTCCCTTCCTCAACGAATGAACCGGTCCACGTCGCCTGGAGCAAAACAAAGTTTGCCGTACCCGCGCTGCCGCTGGGGTCTTTGAACTTCGTGATCCGGCCCTGCGTCGTGGTGTATTTCTTGTTGCCGCTCGAAATACCCTTCGGCGTGAAGCGCAGCCACACGTTACTGCGCTGCTTGTATGCCTGTCGAATCAAGTAAAACGCTTCCGTATTCGACTCGGTATACAGGCCCGCGAGGTTGATTTCACGCAGCGCCGCCGGCCCGAAGCCCACGAGTGGAATGAAACTTGTGTGCGTGAAAGCCGTAGCCGTCGCTACATCGCCGCCCACGTTGTCTACCTGGTTTGTCGAACTGTTGATGTTGACCCAGGTTGACGGACCATCGGTACTCATTTCTAGTTCTGCAAACTCCCAACTCATTGAACCCGTAGTACTCGCTGTTAGAGGCATTGTGCCATCTCCTTATGCGGCGGTCTGATCCGCCAATTGGTAACACTCAACGCTGAACGTCGCGCCGAGATAACGCTTGCCCGTGGCCGGCGAAGTCATATTGAAATCGAACGAACCGACCAGGGGCTTAACGTACTCAATACCGAGATTCACAGCGTTTGCTGAAATCGCCGCGAAAATCCTCGATACATTCTCACGAATGACCGGTCTATAAGTCGCCTTCTTGAAATTCGTGATGCCCTGCGGAATCTCTACCTGTAACTCGATCCAGTGCAGGGTATAGTCAGCCTTGCTGCGAAATAGTTTCGTGCTTGGGTTAGTGCTGGTTTGCTTAACCCAACTATTCACCACCACACCGGGATCGTCGCTTGGAAAGCAGATCGGCAACGGCCCTTCGTCGGCGGCGTCGGGCGTGGCGTTCACAAAGCGGATGCCGCTACCCACGAGTGCGCCCGTGCCTTGCAGCGCAACGATGTTATCGATCACGATGTTCCAGTCAAACGGCGCGGTCATACTTGACACCTATGATAAAATTAAAGTATGGATAACTCATTATTGCCATGTCCATTCTGCGGATCATCTAATGCCAGAGTAATTTCTTACATAGACGGCGATAGAAAATTTGTCGTTAAATGTCCAAGATGCTTCTCGTCATCCCCTGTAAGAGTTCGTAAATATATGGCTATTAGAAAGTGGAATACGCGCACACCTTCTAAGACAACACCCCCGTAAACAACCGTTTGGCTTGTATCTCGTGCCATGCATAGATGTGACCGTTGCGCGTGCCGAATGGATTATCGAGATCACCCGACGCGGCCTGAAACTTTTCCTCGGTTGCGCTGCCCGCGTAGGCCCGATCGATCTGCCAATACGCTAATTCTTTGCTGCGCTCAGGGCAGAGCGAGACGCGCCGCCCCAACTCTGCCGCCGCCATGCGGCACACGACCGTCACCCATGACGCATTGATCTGGTTATTGACCAGCGCATCACCCGCGAAGTACCTGACCTCGATCCGATCGGGCGGGCGCGAGGATGTGAGATTAACGCTTGACCAGATGCCCGTAGTCGCATCGTAGATCGCCTCACCCACGCCGATGACGCCACTCTCCGCGTCGCGCGCCGTGCAGCGTGCGATCGCCGTGGCCAGCGCCGCCGGATCGCGGCTGTTGTCGGTCGGCGTCGTCGCCCAAAACGGGTAGGGTAGCGTTTCCCAAATGAGTTTTGCTTGCGCCGTGTCCACGGTCGTGCCGGTCGGATCGCAGAAATAGCGGTACGCCTCAACTGATGACACGTAGATCGATGCGTCAGACGGATCGAGCGCATAGGCGGGATCGGCGTAATAGGAGCCAACGCCTTCGTACAAGATCGGCCTCACGAGTTGCCATGCGCGCCCCTTGATAACCGCTATGCCGCCGCTGATGTTGATCGATACCGGATTGATGCGCCAGCGTTCGCTAACGGGCGCGGCGTCGAGCCGATTGGCCGCCGCGAAGTAGAGCGCCAGTTGCGTGGGATCAGTTACGGTCGTGGCGATCGTCGCCGTGAACGTGTCGAGCAGGCCATCACCATCGTCGTCGGTGTAGACCAGCCCAAAGCCCGCCGTGGTGATCGAGCCGATCAGCGTTCGCGTTTCAATGCCAATCGTGATCAACTTCTTCTCGCGCAATTGCACATCCAGCCAGCGCCCGCCCGCGTCCTGGTAGCCTACCCTGTGCAGCCGCCAGTCATGAAACTTCGGCATAAGCGTTTGCTCAGTGATGAAATGCGGAGCGACGGAATAGCCGAGGTACACGCGCAGTTTGTTCTCCGCCACGTCAAGCGCGTTTCGAATGTCGGCGCGGCCTGCCATGTCCGCACCTTGCCATGCGTACTCATGGATCAGATCGTTGCAGTTCGCGCCGACTGGCGTTTGCGCATTCGCCAGCGTCCACGAATGAAACGGGTGCAGTTGCATGACCTGCCGGAATTGCTCAACACTGACGAGTGGTGTCATAGTGCCTCAGGGTGCTGGGAATAGCGCACGGCCTGCGCCGCTGTTGTAAAGATAGGCGCGTTCGTCGGATGTCAACGGCTGCGAAACTCCGATCTCGTCCCACCATACAGTATCCACGCTATTCGATCCGTTATTTGTTCCTAATGAGATCAATTGCAAGACTGTACTCATGGCGACCAAATCTGCCCACGGCGCATGAGATACCGGAGTCTGGTTATCCAACTGCAAATATCCCAAATTTGCATCGCGGTCATACCACACAAAGACCAAATGCCATTCGTTGATTGAGATGGTCTGCTCAATGATGTCGGTTAATCCATTGCCGGTATTTACTCCAAATGTGTCACTAAATACGCGCATCGAATTACCATCTGATGCTGGACCCACTTGGATTGATCCTATTTCAGTCGGCGACATGACCATAAGTGATGTTACAGTATAGTTCCCAAACTGCGGATCGAGAATGTAAACAGCCTGATTGCACTTGATCCAGGCCCAGGACGTATAGCCATTTGGTATGTCGGTGGTCGGTGTGCCCGGTAGTGTTGGCGATGACTCAAGCACGAAATAGAGATTAGGATCGTCCTGAAACTTCGCGCATAATCCCAATTTGCCCGTGTCAGACGGAACGGGATCGGTGTTTTCTGTCAACGAATAGACGCCAGTTGAACTTGTGCGTGCGCCGCTGGGCGTCTCATCGAGTTTATAATAAGCAATGGCCTTTGCTCGTATGCTATCGCCAATCGGATCACCTCCGCCGCTCACATTATTCGTCACAGTCTGCGCCGTGACATCAGCCAGCGGCGTGCTGTCGGCCTCGCTCACGATGATCCCGCCGCTATATTCCCAGGTCACTACATCGCCGTTGGCAATTGCCGCCACGAGATCGTAGTAGACAACTGCGTGATTTGTCTGCCGGAAGCCAGCAATCATCGAAGCGGGCGATCCGTTGACTTTGATCGTCACGCCGAAGAGCCAGTCATTTTCAGCGGCCTGCACTGCGCGATCGAATGTAACTGCGACGGTTGAGGCGTCAACATTGCCAACCTCTGCCGCGCTAAAATGCGGCGTAGCCGGCGCTGGTATCGGCACCAACACGCCCGATTCGTTATTGAGTGATCCCGCATACAGAACAGGTACGCCCATTAGTTTTCACCGTGCGGATATGGATTGAGGCTGATGCCAAACCAGCCAAAGTTAAATCCGCGATGTCCGTAGATATTGAACGGCCCAAAATCCACATGCGGTCGAATAGAATAGAATCTCAGTATATGATTACCCAAATAGACAATCTTTGTTTTCATTGCACCCTCGCTATTCGATGAATGACCAGCACGCCGCCCGCGATGGCAAGCCAATCCAGGACCGTGCCTTGCATCAGTAGCGCCGCGATGCCTGCCAGCCAGAACGAAACGCACGCCACGCAGCGCAGGCCGCGTCCTAGCCACGTTCGCTGATTCGGATCGATTCGTTCTCTCAGTGATGCCATGATGCTAAATGGCCCTTCCTCTTGTGCAATCATCACACTCACGCGATATACTGCCAGTACCAACAGCACTAACGTTAAAGCATTCATCGCTCAGGCCAATGCCATGTTCCAGGTTCTTTATTCTCTGATCCGTGAATTTCTTGGTGAAATTGCAGTCCAAAGTTCTTGTCGCCATTCACGTTTTCAAGATTGGTAAACAATACAATGTCGGCGCTCTGATCCTCATTCACACCGATAACGATCGCCGCTAGACACCGCTTGTTATATGCTACATAGTGAACGATTCGTCCAGCTGTTACGCCATCCATAATTCCTCCTAGAACGTCGCCACGACTTGCCATTTGCCCGATAACTCCAACCGCTTCACATCCTCGGCCAATACTTCTGCGAAGTGGTTCTCAATCTCTTTGCCGCCGCGATACTCTTTTCCCTTGCTGCCAAAAAAGGTAATTGGCCCGAACTGATCGCCGATGAACTCCATGCGTACCAATCCAGTATTGATCGGCGCGGCCTTGATCGTCATGCCGCTCAGTGCTTCTTTCGCCGCGATGATTGCCGCGCCGCCGTCGCCGCCACAACACGATCCCATCTCAACCCCCTCGAATTGTTTCTGATGCCGCAGCGCCGCCGCCCGCTTCGCCTTACTCGCGGCGTGTCGCGTGCCGGTCCAGTCGCGCCAGATCAAGAGCGGCCTTTCCAAGTGCTGCCCACAGTAGCCCGCGATCGCCATGCGGGTATAGAAATCGCCCTCTTCCCAAGTCTTTAGTTTTGGGTTGAAGCGCGTTGCCCGCGCCCACTCGATCGGGATCAAAGCCGTCACACTGTGCAATCCGTCATCGCGCCAGATGTGCTGCTTATAATCGGCGGCCTTGATCGTCTCTTGCGTGCCGTCCTTCGACAAGCGCAGCGTATCGGTATAGATGTATCGCCCGCCGCTGTTGACGTGAGCAATCAGCATTTCTTCCAGCGCCGTGGGTACAAGCATGTCATCGGCGTCGAGGTACACTACCAACGGCGCGGCGGCTTGCTCTAGTCCTGCATTGCGCGCCAGTCCAGGGCCGCCCGGTGCTTGCTGATTCAGCAGCACCTTAGCGAATGGATAGCGGCCTAACAGGTACATTCCCAAGCCACTGTCCAGCCCGGTATCATCGACAACGACGCACTCCCACTCGCGCATCGTCTGCGCCAGCAGCGATTCAATCGCGTCGATGACGGTGTTTTCGTGCCCCGGCCCAACCGGGATAATCACGCTGACCTTCGGATCGCTGTAAGATCGGACCGGCGTCACCTTTGCGGGAGCCGCAAATGGGTATTGCTTGTCGCGCATCCAGGGCAGGCGATCGTCAATGGCCTTGTACTTCTTGACGCGGCTTGCGCTCTCGCCGTGCAGCCGATACCAGAACAGCCCCGCGTCCGTCACCCGCTGCGCCGTGAAGCCGACTGACAGGCCGCGCGTCCAAAACTCAGCATCCTCACCCGGCGCGTATTCCTGGCGATGTGGGCCAGCCCTATACCACATATCTTTCCTGAACATGCACGCCGCTGGGATGCAATTCGACGGCGGATTGTGCGGCATGGTCTGCCCATCCCAGTCAAACGGTGGCGGCCAGCCGTCATTGTGCCAAGAGTCGGTATCATTGAACATCGTAATACCGCTGTAGACGATGCCGAGATCGCGCCGCGCATCGATGACCGGCAACAGTGTTTCGATGAACTCAGGTGCTAGTCTATCGTCAGCATCGAGGCAAACAAGGTATGGCTGCGAACTCGCGGCGATGCCGGCTGTCCGTGCCGCCGCCACGCCTTGATTCGCCTGAGTAATAAACTGACATTTTTGATTAGGTTGCGTAGCCTGTAAAGTCGCAAGGATTATTCTCGGACTTTCATCCGTGCTGCCATCGTCTACAACGATAATCTCATCGGCGGGGCGTGTTTGGAGCATGACACTCTTAATCGCCTCTCCTACGAAAGCGCCGTAGTTGTAGTTGGTGACGATCACGCTAACGCCATGCTGCTCGTTGCGCTTCTGCGCCAGCACCATCTCATAGAGCCGCGCATATTGCCGGATGACGTTTGACCAGTCGTAACGTCGCGCTGTCTCACGCGCATTTTTGCCAAAATCGATCCTGCGGCGTTTCGCCTCATGCACGGCGGCTTCTAGGGCGTCATAGTCGCCCGGTTTGACCAGGATGCCATCATAGCCGCTCGTCACGATCTGCGACGTGCCGCCATAGTCCCAGCCGACGACTGGCACGCCGCAAGCCATTGCTTCAAGCGTGCCGATGCCGAATGTCTCTTTTGTCGTGCTGAGATACACCGACGCCTGCATGACGAAATCGCGCATACAAACGGCGTCTTGCTTGCCAATAACCATCAATGTCTGCGGCCATGTCACGCCTTCGGGCCCGTAGGTGCTGACAACCTGTATACCGCGCTTCGCCAACTCGAAAGGCGCATCGGGCCGGCAGACATCCATCACGCGGTTCTTGTTCCATAGCACGAAGTCAGATACCGACTCGGCAGGCTTCCACGCCTCAAAGTCGATGCCGTGCCCGATGACGATCGGATTGATGCGCATATCTCGTTTGAAGGGCATTGCAACCCAATCGCTTGGCACCGTGATCGTATGCGCCAGCCGCGCCGCGTTAGCAATGGCCTGATTCGCCTTGATTGCGTATGATGTGTAAACGCCGCTGTCAATGTCGCCAGTCCAGTATAGCCCGTGACAATGCAGTACATCGATACGCGGCATGTCGTAGACGTCCGTATGCCCCGCGCAAATATCCGCCTCGGCCGGATCGTCAACGAACTCGATCCCATACTTAGGCAAGTCGCGGTACTGCGCGTAGGCGACGCGGCCTATGCCGTTCGTGGGCGAGAGTTGCGAGAGGCGAGGGCGTAAGCAGACTTTCATTGCCTCACCTGATAGACCCTGATCCGATCAACGTCTGCGACTACTGCGTAATCGTCCAGCATCTCCAGCGCCGCGGAGCGCACAGCCGGCCACCAATCAATGCCCGCTTGTGGATGATCGGAGGGGTAGGGCCAGAAGTCGTGCAACAGAATAAAGCCGCCCGGTGCTACACGCGGCACCCACTCATGCAGATCGCCGCGTATGCCCTCTTCGCTGTGATCACCATCCACGAACAGGTAATGAATCTGCCCGTAAGTCCACGGCAAATGCTTACTGTCGCCTTCCATGCGAATCAAGCGCCCATCGCCTTCGACGCCTGCCAAGCGATACTGATCCGACGCATTCAGCAGATTCAGATCGATGTCATACAGGGTTATATCGCTGCGCTCTTCCAGCGCGGCCAGAACCGACGTGCCCGCGCCGCTGCCGATGTTGACGCCGACCGAGAAATGCGGCATACGCTGCACGTAAGTTTTGATGCAGCCCACTTCACGCACCGTCAGGTAGTCAAAGGCCACAGCCAATTCAAGCGCGGTACTCATTCAAGCACTTCCCATTTTGGATTCACGTACACCCATTCACCGTCAATCTGTCGCGCAATGACGCGCGCCGGATTGCCCGCAACCATAACGCGCGGCTTAACCTCTTGACTGCGCACCACCGCGCCAACCGAGACGATCGCGCCCTCGCCAATGTGGCAGTTGTAAAGTACAGCATTTGAGCATATCCAGGCGTCCTTATCGACAATGACAGGCCGATCGACTAATGCGCCATCGATTAGGTGATCGTTCTTGCTGCGCTGATGCGAGAGTGTGATCACCGTGACGAAGAAACCCCAGCGCGATTCAGGGTGAATCTGGAGCGTGCCGCGTGTGTCAATGCGAATGCCGCGTTCGTTGTAGTAACGGGCATTGTGGCCGGCGTTGCCTCGGTCAAAGTATTCATCATTCTGGAGCGGGTTATATTCGCTCATATAAGCGTCAACTGCTCTCTTGATTCATTTATGCGCCGTTCTGCAATTGCATAATAGCTAGGGTCAATCTCACAGCCGATGAAGTTGCGGCCTAACGGCACACAGGCTACGCCCGTTGTGCCGCTGCCCATAAATGGATCAAATACCATCCCATTAGGCGGGCAACTAAAGCCTATTGCTCTACTAGCTAATCCGATCGGCATTTGGCATAGATGCGCCTTTTTACGAGTGCCAGGAAGTAAGACAGCCTCTTTATGAACGACTGAACCCGCATATACTCTTGGTATATCGTCCCAAATATCCAGCAATTGACCGCGCTGTCTGTCTCTGCGGTCTTTGCTCCAAGACTTGATAGCATTAGGATTGGTCTGATAATAAGTGTCAAAATAATGACGACCGTTCTTAGTTGCAAATACAATAGGCTGATAGCATCTAATGAACTTAGTTTTAGTATGAACTGAAGCCGCATTTTTCCACGGTATCACGTTCTGTAAGTTAAGTTCTAATTTACCAATAAGCGCCAGAACATTAGCTAGTCCATCAGTAATGTGCATGAAGTAGAGCGATCCTTCCGGCTTTAATAGGCGCACCACTTCACTAAACCATGCCTCTGTCCATTCCCAATAGTCAATACGTTTATCTCTATACGAAAGATACCTCTTTCCTTTATTGAACGGCGGATCAAGGAATGCCATATCGATGCTACCCGCATCCATGCCATGCATGAAGTCAAGACAATCGCCCAAATACAACGTATATTCGCTCAACTCGTCTGCCTCAAATCAGCATTCGTCCAGGCGCGCATCCCCGGCGCGTGGTTGACGATCTTCTCTGCCGCCTCAAACGACATGCCGCGCCCGTGCAGCACTTTAACGGGCAAGGCCGCGAAGCCGCCGAACCCAAAGCGGCAATTGTACTCAGGCGGCATGACGTAGAGATTCACCACCTTCGCATACCAGAGCGCCTCACGCAACGGGGCTTGATCGTTGTTGCCATAGATGGCGTGATACAACTCGTAACGCTGCAGCCAATCGCTCACAAAGCGTTTCATTACGGCATTGTTAGCAATGCCCAGCACGCCGATATTGATTTCTGGAAACGCATCCGGCACAGGGTTGACAGTCGGCGCAGTCTCGCGGGCAGGGGCGTGCGCGCCAATTAGATCGAAACGTCCGATCAGCGCAATGAGATCAGTTAGCGGCGCGAGTGTGTAGGTGTCTACGTCGAAATAGATCAGGCTGTCATGATGCAGCGTATGCAGGGCGTGACTAAAATATCTCACACTGTCCAAGTACCAATGTTCGCTCTGGCGCGCCGGCAGGGGATAGATGAAATCAAATGCGCTGTCCGTGCTGCTGCCAAATAGCGCCGTCGCGCAAGCGGGATTGTGCCGCTTGAATGACGCCGCGCTTTGCATGGCCTCGCTGACGTAGCCCGGTTGATCGGCAATCCAGAAGGCGATCGTCATGGTTTCACCACAGTATACAGCGTGCGATACTGCGGCCCCAGCGTCCAGCCCAGCGCCAACGCCGCCCGCGTCACATCGTCAGAATGAAACGTGAAGTCGTCGGTGTCGTGCATCACGAACATACCGCCGCTGATGATGTGCTTCTGCCACAGGTTGAAATCATCCAACATTTCATTTGATCCGGTATCCCAAAACAGCAGGCCGATCGGCAGCCGCCAATCTTTCAGCGCCGCGCTAACCGACTTGTCGAGATGCGCGATCGGCAGGCCGCTTTCTTCGATGTTGCCGTGTAGTATCTCTTTATCTTCATTCCCCGGCTCGTTGCCCATCCAGTCGACGCGATGGTTATAGTCATCGACGGTATAGACCGGGCGCAGCGGGGCACCACTCGCCAGTGAGATCGCGCCGTTGCCCTGGTACGCACCCAACTCCACGATCACGCCATTGCTCACTTGCGCCGCCAGCCGATACAAGCCCAGCGATTTGTCCATGCGCGGGTTGTGGTATGGATCACCGAATGAATCACAGAACCAATCGGCAATGCGATCGATGAAGACCAGCGGAATGTCAGTTCCAGTTGCGATCGTACTCATAGCCCAACTCAATCAGCCAATCATCAAAACAGTCGTGCGCCGCCGTGCGCGCCTCGGCATTGAAAGCCTCGCGCCAATCGCCCACGCGCCCAGCGCGCAGGAGCATCAATTGCGCGTGCTTGCCGTGGGGCAGGTGAGTGGCGATGTCATCCGTCGCATTGATTGCCGCCCGCTTCGCTTCGAGCGCATTGCGCCGGATCACTTCGTCAAGCGGCTTAACGATCTTGACGCCCATCAGGTCGCACAGCCGCCTGATTTCCGTTGCCGTGTCAGCGTGCAGCCATTCGTAACGTGTCTCAATATGCGGTAGGTCCGTTTTGCGCCACGTCGCCATAAACTCAGGCCAGCCCGTACCCCACAATGGCCGTGAACCGGTCGCCATGACTTCACGTACGACACGGGGCAGATCGCCCAGTTCCCAATAAGCGCACACGCTCACGGCCACGTCACGCGGATCGCGGTAGATGTGTATCACCTTCTCGCCGGCGTGCCGATCGATGTTGAGGTAATAGCGCGAAGCGACGAAGCGCGGCTCGTGGTTGTGGATCGGCGTGAGATGCAACTGACGAATCAAGCCGTCGCCGTGTCGCTCTTGCCATTCTGCGCTTAACGGGATCGCATCGTCAACGCCGATGACTGGATAGTCCAGCGCATCAGACAAGAGACGCGTGAGCCAGGTATTACCCGATTTCGGGAAGCCGCAGACGATGATTTCTGTCATAATGACAATCTGACTCAATATTTCTTAAGTTCAAAACTATTTCACGCCGCCAGGAACTCGGCAGGTATCCACCCCTGCCCCCTGATGTATGCCACGTCATCCTCATTCATGGCGTTTGACAGCGTTTGGTATCCGCCGTCCGGCATGAACTGACCCTTTTGCACGGCGATGGTGTAGCGTAGCGGCCCCTGGCGCGTGCCCAGCACGAGTGCGCCGGTTTCACGCAGACGCGCATCGCCTGAGATCTCAGACTGCCAGGGCGTCTCGTGCGGCGCAACGCACTTCAACAACGTCTCGCGCCGCCACAAACTAGCCTGATAAGAGAAATGGTAAGGCGATAGCGGGTCACTCTTGATCACGTCAAGATAACCGATCTTAGTGTAGTCCGTCATGTCTCGCGCATAAAGCCGATCGGTGCAGATATCGAAACGCCCCACTTCTGGATGTTCGCGCATATAGAGGAAACACCAGCGTACCGCCCGCTGATCAACCATGCGATTAACCCAGTAGTCGTCCATCATCAGGCAAATGATCTCATCATCGATAAAGTTGAGCGCGTCAATCAGATCGGTCGTCCATTCCTCAGCCGGCTTAAACGGCCCAATGCTATGCCATGAGAAATTGCGCGGCAGTTTGAACGGCAGTTCACTATTGCCGAACACGATCACGGGCTGATCACTCGACCAATAGAGGTTAAACAAATATGCAAACGGCCTGAGTGACCATTGCGTTTTGTCGGATGAGTAGATGAATACGCGCATTGCAGGTTTCAAAGTGGGGGCGACTTGCGCCGCCCCCTTCAAGATGATCGGTCGCGTTCGGATCGTTACGAGGTCGGGCTGTAGTACGATGGCCCAATGCCGCTGCCACTCGTGCGCCCGCCGTCCACGAAGTAAGACGAATCGGTGAAGCCGCTGCGTTCGTGAGCAAGCGGCGTATACTTGATGCTCGTCAACCGCGCCGCAAGATACGGCGTCAGCAACAGCAAGCGCGGCTGCGCCAGCGAGACGAACTGTACGCAGAAATTCGTCGGCGGCTTGAGATGCCAGAAGAAGCGCCCGTTGTCGGTGACGTAGTATGAGTTACCCGGCGCCCACAGTCGAGCCGCTTCCAGCGCCCCGCCCGGTTGATCGAACGGGAGGTAATCGATCAGCGTAACCGGCGTTCCACCGAGTACTGTCATCGGCACAAAGTACATGGTAGCCGTGAACGATTCGCCCGCCAAGACCGTCTCAGTGATCGAATCGTCCAGGATGCACGGCACTTTCACACCATCAATCAGCAGGTATTGACCCGTGCGGTTGTAGATGTCGCCGCGCATCTGATCGCGCATTTCCGTGATGGCCTTCGCGTCGTTGAACAGCGTTTGATTCGTGCCGCTCACGGTGTTGCGATAGGTCATGTACGCGATCGGCCAAATCTCGGTGATTTCGTAGAACATGCTCCACGGCATACACAGCACCCATTCCACCGGGTCCATGTTGGCGCGGGTGGCCAGGAATCGCAGATTGCGGTACATGTTCGTCACGGTCCGAACAAAGGTTGTGCCGTTCGTGAAGTTGCCGTTAGTATCGCGCGCGCTGATGTCCAGCGAACCAAACGAGCGCACCAGCGAATCAGCCGCAGCGCAGGCCGTGCCGGTTTCAGCGTCACGATAGCCCACGTTGATCAAGGCGTCCAGGCCGTAGAAGTATTTGCGGCCGCCGCCCGTGCTGTTGTTCGTCGGGTTGCCGGTGTAAAGTTCTTTGGCGAAGTCACGGCTCCAGGCTGTCGCAAACTCAAACAGCGTCTTGCTGACTTCGTTGCGCGCCATGTTCGCGGTGTCCATGCCGGGGATTGTCGGCGTCTGAACGTCGCTGCGGAACGGGTTATTCATCAGTTGCAAATCCCCGAACTCGCCGCGATTCGTCCACAGCCCGACACGGCTCAGATCAATCACGGGCGACATGCGCGAGATGCGAGAGAATACGAACGTATGCGTACACAGTTTCGCAAGGCCGGCTACGGGCGGATCATCGCACACACCCATCGTCGCTTCGCTGCCAGTCGTCGCCGTGACACCGGTGATAATGCCATACAGCGGGTTAGCATCTCGGCTCGGTCGCACAGGCAGAATCGATTGAAGCCCCATGTTAGGCAGAATCATCGCGCTAAACAGCGGCGCGGATAGGCCGGGGCTGCTAAACAATCCACTAGGGCCGTGGCCGTAAGTGGCGGTTGGCGTTGAACCGACGGCCTTAGTCGTGATGGCAGTCTGCCCGACGCCTTTAAGCAAATTCTGCGCCAGGGTCGAGTAGTCGATCTGCGGCTGTACCGCTGGCTTACCTTCCTTCAATGCCGCAAGTTCTGCGGCTAATGCTTTCGCTTTCTTTCCCATTTTGATTTCACCTATTGAGATAGGCGCGACTGATTAGCCGCCGCCTTTCATATTGAATTGATCAAGGCCCATGCCATGCAAGAAACCACCGACCGGATCGGGCATTTGACCTTGTTTGAGTGCTGCCACAACGCCAGAGTCGAGCAGATTGGCGTCGCTCTGCGTGGCGCGGAAGCCGCCCTGCAAAGCGCGCGGTACGTCGCCGCTTAACTCCGCGACGGCAGCGGCAATCTGATCGATCTTGGTTTTCATCTCGTCAACTTCCTTGAATCGCTCTTCAAGTTTCTTTTGTTTCTTTTCTTTCTTCGCGGCTTTCGCCTCGCGCGCGGCGGCGTCCTCCATGTTGCTGGCTTTCGTCAGCGCATGGATCGTCTTGACGATATGCGGGAGCATGGCCTTGTATGCCTTCGCCGTTGCCTCATCCATGCCATCCATGTCATCTTCGTCAGGTTCACCGCCGTCCTTCTTTGCCTTGTCGGTTTCAGCCGCTTCGGGTTTCTCGTCCTTCTCTTGCTTCAAAGTCAAGCCGCGTTGCTCGGCTTCTTTCTTGGACGTATCCAGGGCAGAGGTTACGAGCTTCACGACTTCGGGGTCATTGTCGAATAGTTTTGACAGCCCCGCGAGTTTTTCTTCTTTGGTTGTCATATCAGACATCTCCTTCATAATCGCCGCAAGGGGCGTCAAAGTGTTCGATGCCTTCGGGCGCGGTAACAACGATCGCTCGAAGGTGTGCATTGCGTGATAGACTCCTACCGGATCGGGCTGATCATTTGGATGGAAAAATCCCTTTGATGCACCCCATCGATCCGCGCGCTCTTTTATCGCTGCCGCGACTCGCTCATTTCGGAATGTGCCGGATTCCACACAGAAACCGTCGATAAACTCAGCAAAATCACAATCGCCAATGTCAACACCTGGCCCCGCTTCTTTTTTCTCTACGTCAGGGTAGCCCAAATGCCACAGACGCAGCGGGCCATAAACGCCAGTTTCTTTCATGCGCTTGACATCGGCCTTCTGCGCCTTCTGTGATACCCACTCATGATCTCGATCTTCGTAGGCGTTACTACTGAGTAGCACCCAGCGCGATTTCCCGTTGACTTCCTTGACCATCAGCGCGCAATCCGCGCCGGCCTTCGTGCTGAGATCGTGTATCTGCTGGATTGCGTCTTGGTCAGTTGCGGAATGACGGCGGCCTTCTTTGTCCTTGACGTAGTTCTCTATGTCCTGCGCATGACTTACTTCTTTGCCCTTGAAGAATCCCATAATGCGCTCGAGCGCCGAGGGTTGCTCATCAGCCTCTTTTGTCTCAGGCTGATCGATCTTCTCGGCATCGTACATCTTCTTCAACTTCGCCAACGCCTCGCCCTTCTGCGGCCCCTCATACTTGTTGCCGCGGTAGCCGCCATGCAGCGCGGCCCACGCGTCGCCCATCAAGCCATGATCGGGCGTGCCGTTGCGCTTCACCTGCAAATGCCAGGTGGTCGGCTTTTCCCGATCTTCCACGATAAGATAATCGCCGGGATTGTCCGACGCGGCTTTCTCGGTCACATCCTCGGCTTCTTTCTTACTCGCCTCTGGCACAGCGGCGTAAAGCGCCTTCTGCTGATCGATCGCCTGTTGCCGCGTCTTATGGACGCCGTAGGATTTGCCCGCATCGTCTACTACCTCGAACTCGTCGCCCTTTGAATTTATATGGAATGGCACTTGACACCTCTACTTTTTGCGTTTGCCTAGATCGTGGTCCATCTTCAAGATTGCCGCTGGGCAGCCCTGCGCGAACGTCGCCCGCGCTACCATCTCGGTCGTCTCGCGTACTGAATCGGTTTGTTCGCGCAAGAACCACAATAAGAACTCGCAAGTCTGCGAATCGTCGGCCTGCTCAGAGAGATCGTACAGGGTCTTAATATCCTCGGTCGTAACGACCTCGCGCTGCAGGGCCGCCGTAAAGCACACCGTGCCCGCCGTGAGCATGTCGGCTTCGGGCGGCGCGTAACCCTGAATCGGCGCGACGACCGGGAAGGCGTTTCGATCAATGATGTAGTCAGTGAATTTCGCGGCGTGCTTCGTCTCTTGCTTGGCTTCACAGCGGAACCAGTGGGCAAAGCCGGGGAGGTTTAGGTAGTCCAGGCGATTAGCCAACGCCTGATAGATCGCAGAGTTATAACGCTCATTGGTAATCTGCTTATTGAGTGCATCCAGTAATACCGGATCGAATTGTGCCATGTAGTTACCCCAAAATAAAGAAGCCCCCACAAAGTCATATCGACTCTGTGGGGGCTTCCCCAGGCACGCATATTTCTATGCTGTGCGTTTAAGTTTCAAGTTGAAGTAGTGCTATCTCATCATAAGCGAAAGGTTCATACTGCTTTCTCTATGCTCGGTTCACTGATGCGGCTGATCCAGGTTTCGATATCTGACTCGCTTACATCGTCATCAGTTCCAATGACTGAAACCCACCGATGCCCTGCTACCTCATCTACCTCGCAGATAGTAGGCTTATCATTGCCCCTAATTATGATCCAGTAATAGCCAGGTTCGTGCATATCACCATTATAGCACTACTTGTCAAGTAAAGTCCATGCGATAAGGTAGTGTTTGCGCTTGTGGCGTTTTGCCGTTGCCCTGCTCCATTTTATTTGCCGCCCACCAACACATCGAATCGGCGTCAACGATCAGCATCCCGCGATGCTGGCGCAGCCGTAGAATCAGATTGCGCTCCGCCGGCGTCACGTCAAACGTAACGGTGCTGATCGTGCCGATCGGCGCGGTGCTGCTGATGTACGGCTCGCGTGGTTCGCTCATATCCCTGCCCCGCTTCCGTATGTCGCTTGTTTGAGTGCTGCCCGTAGTCGGTTCGCTGTCGGCGCTTGCGCGCGCTGTTGAATGATCTGCGAGAATTGCCGCGCCTTCGTGCCAGGGTGATGCACGCTCTTTTTGCTGACCCACTGTTCGCCGCGCGAACCAGCATATGACACAATGAAGCGCGGTTTAGTCTTTGGCGAGAATGGCACCGTAAAGCGCAGATAGGGCGCGCGCCGCGCCACAATCTCATGTGGCGGCGTGCCCTTGTCCACGTAGCCGTAAATCTCGCTATCGGTCTTGATGCCCCAGCGCCCTGTGCCTTCGTGCTGTAACTCGAAAGTCGGCTGTGTGCGCCACGTCGCCACAGTCGCGCCGTACATCGTCTGCGCCTCTACCGCAGACTCGCGCACTGCCTCGTCTAGCACTTCGGGCAGTTGCCGCACCACGCGGAGCAGGTAGGCAGAGAGTTGACCAGAGTTAGATGTGATCTGGATGTAGGTCATCCTTCCCCCATGATCGTTTCGCCGGTCTTGTCGTCGATCAGGCCACACCCACAACCCAAATGAATCGGTGGCGTATACCCGCGCTCCATCCACCACGACACGCGATGCGCCGGCCTTTTGCTGAGTGCGATGCAGTCCGACGTGTGCGTGGCGCGGTCGCCCAGTTGCCACGTTGCCTTGACGTTGCCCATCGCGTAAGCGCGGCCCAACTCGCCCAGGTTGCGCATGGCATCGACCCACAGCACGACGCGATCGAGGATCACCTGTCGCTGCGTCTTGTCCTTCGCGGCTTCACCGATCGCCTTCGCAAAGTCATTCACGTATTGCACCTGTTCACCAAGCCAGTCGTTCACCTTCTCGGTCATCGCCGCCTGATCATCGTCGTCAGGATCGAGTATGCCGCCTTCGCGCATCCCCTCTTCAAACGCTTGCGGCGCATCCTCGCGGAGTAGTGCTTTCATCGCACGCCGAAAGTCTACCGGGTCGCTGTTGCCGTTGAACACGTCATACACGAGATTGGTCAGTTGATCGCGGTAGGATACGACGATCTGCGCGATCGTTTTGACGGTGACTTCAAGACGCCACGCATCGACCAACGCCTCGGCGCGTTCGATCAATTCAAGTAGATGGCTTTCCTCTTTATTCATTCAGCAATTCCAATAACTCGGCTTCTGCGCGCTGGCGTTTCTTGCGCTTATCGATTGGCTTAACCAGATCATCGCGCCAGTGGTCTTGAATATCTAAGCCACTCCAGCCGCTACCACTGCCACCGGGCAGTACAGAAGGCGTAGGCGGTTCGGGCGCAATGAACACATCGACGCCGCCAGCACGCAGGACAGCAATCGCAAAGCCTGCATCGCTATACGTGATAGCGTCTGCGCCGCTGACTGACAGAATCGCCGTAGCCGTGCCACTGTCGTGATGCTGACCGGATGGTACAAAATCATCTGCGCCGCTGGCTTGCCAACTTCCAAGAGCGCCGCCTTGATCAATGAATGCAAGTGCGTCTGATCCGCTACCCTGTAGATCGGCTGTCGCCAAACCCGCATCGATATATGTAACCGCATCGCTGCCTGCGCCTTGCAGATCGGCATAGCCTGTTCCGTCATCGCTGTACGCGATTGCGTCGCTGCCGTTGGCCTGTAAATCTGACAGGGCTGCGCCGGCGTCAATGTAGGCAATTGAATCCGCGCCGCTGGCTTGCAAGTCAGCGATTGCAGAACCTGCATCGACAAAGATTGTCGCGCTTGATCCGCTGGCTTGTAAATCACTCTCGGCTGTTCCTGTGTCAGTGTATGTAATGACATCTGCGCCACTCGATTGCAGATCGGATCGCGCGCTTCCTGAATCGACAAAATCAGTAATGCTCGATCCACTGGCCTGTAGGTCTGATGTTGCGCCGCCCGTATCGGCATACGTGACTGCATCCGCGCCGCTGGCTTGTAAATCTGAGACTGCGCCGCCAGTGTCGAGGTTGGGGTTAGGCCAGAATAGCCGATAGTCCAGTAGCATCGCATGTTAGTTAAATGATGTCCAACTCGCAATACTTCAACCGCGCCGTGTTGCTGCCGTTCGTCGTTCCAAATATCCCCGTGACAAAGAAACTGATCAGATTCGCGTTAGCCATGTTCGCGGTAACATTCGCGGTCAACGCTGCCCAGGTGCCATAATTGACCGTGCTGCACCTGCTCTCGTAACTCCCCGTCATGACGCCGGTTGTTACGTCCCAGGCCAGCCGTGCGTTCAGCGTCCAGAGGATCGTCGCCGTGCCGATCGTCTGCGCGGTTGGATTGATAATCAAAGTGTCGTTGGCGTTGAACGTAGTCAGGTCGGTATTCGCTAATGTCTGATAGTAACGAATCCCAGGCCGCCAAGTCAATGATGCGCCTGTCGTGACAACTACACCGACCCGCAGCGCCAATTCACGGCCATCCAGATATTGATTCGCAAAAGTGGCCGGCAGCGCGCACGAGGCGCGAGTGGTCGAGGCGTTCACTAAGCCAAAAGCCGTTTCCGCCGTGACGTTTCCGCTTGCCGCAGTAGCGGGCATACTCGCAATGGTGTTAGAAGTAGTCATAGCATTACACCAATAGCGGTATCTCTTCCCACATCAGCCCGACCGAGGCTACGTGAGAAGTACCCGCGCCCGCGACGCCAAAGGTAAAGGCCATGCCCGGTTGTAGCACGATCTCGCCGTCAATGATCTCGGTGCAGATCGTGGATACTGGATTCGCGGCGGCTGTTGCGGTTTGCGCGAATACTGGCCGCAAATCCGTGAAGGCGACGGTGCCCGCAATGGCGGCAGCTGTCGTCTTGACCCATGACTTTGCAGACGATCCGACGATCTGACCCGTGAAGAGATTGACGTGGACGCCATTCGCTGTCGAGGTGATCACGTTGCCCGCGCTGATCTGTAGATTAACCTCACCCGCTGCTGGAGTTCCGCTGATCGTTGCAAAAGAAAACTTCATCAGTGACAGTAAGCGATTGCTGTTCTGCGGATTCCAGAAGGCAAAATTGATCGTCGCATTAGCGGCCTGGGCGTAACCCTGCCCTGCCGCCAGCGTCAGATTGCGCGCAGATAGGGCATAGGCGTTCCCCGTGCGTACCAAATCCCAATAGCGTCCATGTGCGTCTGTGATGCGCTGTGCGCCTGTGGTGTCAGACGAAAACGGCTGGCCCGTTCCTGTTGGGCCGTAACTGGTTCCCACTCGTTGTAAATCGCTCATGTCATGCTCCTATGTGACAAAATAGAAATTAGGGAATTGATGCACGATGTCAACCGCCAGATCGATCACATCAAAATCAACGTCATGCTCCGACCAGAAATCATAGAGTTCGTCAGGCGGAACCGCACGCACAACTAGGCCGTACAGCCCGAACTCGTTACCCGTTGGATTGCTACTCATCACGGCGGCGTGCCCGTTGGCGTCAGATGGATCGGATATGTTGACTCGCTGTCGTTCGACGGTGTTACTCCCCACCGTTACCTGTGAGTTGTCAATCATCTTACCCGTTGAATCGGGCGGTACTTGTACTATAGCGTCAGTTGGATTAGCCATCGAATTGCATACTCGGCGTTACTTTTTCAACGCTGTTAGCGACTAGCACCTTTGCGGTTGTGTCATCGAAATTGGCAAAGTAGATGATCACGCCGCTCGATTGATCTACGGTCGTGGCAATAAAGAAACCGTTGACCGTGCCCCAGCCGCCAGCACCCACCGTGGGGAATGTCACCTGCCCCGCCGTGATCTTGCGCCCGTTGCCATTCGTGGCCGGCGCTCCCCAGGAAGCGGCCGCGATCGATTGACGCGCATAGTTCACGCCCGCCGCTTCCGTCCAGCCGACCGGCCCGACATTTGTTGCCGTGCGTGCTGGCACGGTGCTAGCCGTGTTGCTCGTGAATAGGCCGATATAAAGCGTGGCGTCATTCGTGCCGTTCTTGGGCCAGATGCCCATGATGTGATCAAGACCTTCGTCTACAAAGATTTCAGCCATATTATTTCCTTGTGATCTGCGTCTTAGTGCGTGTCATGTCGCCTGATGCGTCGCGTTCGATCGTCGTGACACGTTCCTCTGCTGTAGCCAGTTTGACCTTGTTGACGATCGGCGTAGGCGATACGTCAATTTGATTCTCAACCGTGACCGGAGTCGGGTTGATCTGATTCGTCACATTCACTACAGGCGCAGCTTGCTCTTTCTGCGCCGGGATGCTGATCGGGCTGTGAATCGTAACATCGGGTGTGCGCACGCTGATGTTCGGTAGCGTGACATTGACCTGTGGCGCGGGTTGCGGCTGCGGCTCAGGGCGATTAACTAATTGCTTCAAGCGGCTGGACAGTTTCTTTTGCTCTTTCTCTTGAATGACCTTGCGCGCCGTTGCAATCTCTGCGCTGACCTTCTCCAGCGCATCGGCCAATTCCTTAACAGCGGCGCTGGTGTCCTTGCGCAAGCCCTGCCCCGGCGCGGGTTGCTTCGCCGGCTGCGCCGTTTGCGGCGTGGCTTGCGGTTGTGCTTGTGCTTGCATCACGTCGGGCGCGGCCTGATCGATAGGCTTCTCTTCGTCAGAGAGCGGCGTGTCATCTGTGTTAATCGGCGCGGGCAGAAATTCACGCGGTACGTCATTCGACTCGATCGCCATCTGCAAGCCTTGCTGCGCGGTCAATTCACCGTTTAAGATCATGCTGTTGCGCATCTGCTCACGCGCCAGCGCAACGGCGGCGGCGCTTTGTTCTTCGCGCAAGTCGCGCTCATTGAATGAGAATGTAACCGAAGTCGGCAATACCCAATTGTTGAGCAAATGCGTGGTTTGCTTGTCGTATGCCGCCAGCCCGAGGGCGTGCTGTTTTTCGTCAAGCACACTCGCCTGCGCTGAGACGCCCATACTACGCGGGCCCAACAGGCGCGGATCGATGTCTTGCGGATCGAGGCCGATCGCGTTCGCGTAAACAAGCAGCGCCGTTTCTAGTTCTTCTTTGGCGACAAAGCCGTCGGGCAGATCGCGTAGTTTGATCTGCAACAGTTTCGGCTCAACCTGGGCGAGTAGTCCTGTGATGATATGGCCTTGGTAGTAGACTTGCCCGCGCGCCTGTGCCTGTTCGCGCGCGCTGTCAACAACGCCCTTCAATTGCGTGTCATTCAAGCCGGTGATGAAGTCCAGCACGTTCGCGCCGCTGCCCGTCACCTTCTCGCGCACGTATTGCCGGATCGCGCTCAATTCGTAGACGTGATGATAGGCACGCTCTGCGGCACAATGGCCGATACCCAGCGAAGCCGACGACGGATCGGGCATATCGACCAGCGATAGCACCTGATGCGTGCGCAACTCGTGGTACTTGCCCTTCAAGTCACAGAACACAACGGGTATTTCAGGATCGCCCGTGCGAATGCAACGCAATGAATCCAAGTGGACCAGGCCAATGATGCGCGAACCAGCGGCATTGCTCACTCTGACGACTTCCCAAAATGCGCCGTTGTTCGTGCTGAGGAAATCGATAATCGCCCGCTCTTGACTTGGCACGTAACCATCGCCGCCCCAGTCAAGGAATACCTGCTGCCAGCGATCGGCACCGCGCCCCTTGACCTCAAATGACTTTGACGCCTGTTTCGTCGCCGCCTTGAACACGGCCGATGCCCAGAAGTCCTCATGTAGTATTGTCGATCTCAGTACCATGTCACGCGACCAATAGCGCGCAATGCCAAGATTTAGTGTCCAGTACGGCGGCAGGTCAGCCGGCAGCGGCAGATTGGCCGCGCCCATCATGAACCACGGGATCAAGAACTGCACGACGCCGCCGCCTTTGTACTCGGCTTGATCGGCGGCTGTTACCGATCGCTGTAGTAAGTCGGTTGTCAATCCATCAGGCATTGTTTCGCTCCTGATATTCCATTATAGAATTGTTCAATGTTACCTGCTGATGCTTAACGAACCTATCGAACTCTACCAATTTAGCATCCATCTCGCGCTCAAAGACGATTTGCTCACGGATGTCAATTACCTTGTAGATCGCCCCTATGATTAACAGGCCAATACTTAACCCAATCGTGCCGCCAATGATGGATGCAACAATCATCACAGTCCTACCTTTTGCGCGGAATAGAGCGCCATGCTCAAGCATACGCTTAGATCGATCTTCAACGACTCTTCGCGCTTCACAATGCGCAACTTGCGCGATTCAAGGTCAACCTTGCGGTTCGCGTTGTCAATGTGTCGCCGTAGATCGGCGTTACCATCGTGCGCGATGCGCCGCGCCAGAATAGTATCATACAGAAACTTGTCGGCTTCAAGCCGATCGCGCTGCTGCGTGAAGGGTACACATTGAATCACGCCATCATGCATTAGATCGGCGCACAATGATTCAAGTTGATAGGGATCGTAGACGACTTGGACAATGGCATACTTCGGCACAAGTATGTGGCGGATTGTCCAGTCCGGTCCTGGCGCGTCAGCACTACCACGAAAATCGATCTTGCCATTGTGCGGCGGCTTCCACTCTTGCGCGATGCGTACCGCATAATCACCAGAGCGCGACGGATGCGCCGTCACACCGACCAACCCAAACGAGTCGTTAGATACGCCCGCGTCAATGGCTACGATCATCGGCTCATCACGGCCCAGCGGCGGCAAATCCTCATGGCAAGCATCCCATAGCAGGATCGAGGAAAGAAAACGATCCTCACCAATCGATACAAACGCTTCGTCGGGCGTGGCGGGATACTCCTGCTGGTGATGCGCCGATGAGATCGCGTCAGCCCCGGTCGCCGCGTACCATTCGGTTGTGCGGTCAGGCCGTGCCGACCATGGCAGGAATAACGCGCAGAAACTATTAGCCCGCTTGACGGCAGACTCCCATAACTTGTGAAACGGGTTGCCCTCGCCGCGCGCCGTGCTGAGGATGATCATCTTGCCGCCATCTGCGATCGTCGGCATGACGCTGGTATATAGTTCGTTGGCGTAACGCATCTTTGCAAATTCATCGATGATCGTAAGCGATGCGGTATATGATGATCCCGCGTCCTCAGTCGCCGCAAATGATTTAATGCGGCTCCCGTTAGACCAGCCGATCGTGGTGACGTTATCGACGTTCATAGTCGCCGGCTTGCGCTGTAATCGTTGATAGATGCCCTTTGCGCGCCTAATCATTTCGTTGGCGCTGTCCTGATCCTTGCTGAACACCATGACCAGTTTGTTCGGGTGAAACAAGCAGAGCCATAGCGCATACGCGATGCACAGCCACGAGATACCGAGTTGCCGCGCCTTCAAGATGATCGTCTGCGGCTCACGCTCAATCAGATCGAGTGCGTCGCGCTGTGCCGGCCACAAGTGAAACGGGATGACGCTCACGGTGTCGCCTTGCGGTTCTTCGATCGTGATCTCATCGTTGATCCATTGATTCAGATTCGGCGGGGTCTGCGTCGCTGGCTTCTGGATCACTTCCTGCCTGATCCACAAATTCGCCGCGACTTGAAGCGGCGATAATGCGCTGCGCCTCTGCAATGACCTCGCCCTCACTGTATCCATGCTGCCTTGCATATTCTCGCCAATCTTTATTTGTCCAATCCTCGGTCTTTTGCGGCGCATCCGTGCCGAGTAGTTTCATCTCTAGCGCCAGCAATCGCGCCCACGTTTCGAGATTGCCTGCCTGCCGCGCCTCGCGCTTGGCTTCTTCAATCTCGGCCAATTCGCGGGCGATATGCTCCCCGATGAACGCTTCAGCATTCGCTGCCCATTGCTTTTTAAGTGCCTTCAAATCTGAGGCGATTGTAACATGCGTGACCTCGATCGGGTCTTTACGCTGTGCGAGTGCCGTTGCAATCTCGCGGGTCGTCATGCCTTTGGCGCGGAGTTGGCCGACTAACTCACGGCGCATTTTTACCATGTCGCTCTGATGAGTGTTAATAGGCATATTGTTAAATCCTATGCCTTCTTGAATATAAGAACGGGTTCATACGATACTTCATCGGATTGACCAGCGCCGAAGCGCCGCGTCAACTCGAAACGCTCTTGATTGATAAACTCGAATCCGCATTCTTTTCCAGCGTCTATAGTCCATTGTACCAACGGATAAACTGCATTTCTCAACTTCACATCTGCGATGTTGACGATTGAGTATGAATCGCTTTTAAGTGCTACGTACTGCAAGCGCATCATGGGCAATAGAAATCCACAGCGCCAGTCCTCACCCGTTTTATATCTCACCCATGACTGTGTATCATCTTCGCTGTAATGCTCTTTTGAAAAATAGGGTGGAGAAGTAAATGCAAAGTCACAACGATTAGAAAGCGCATCATGCGACACATCCTCAGCGGGTAGGTTATACAACTCAACTCGATCGGTAAATCCTAAATCGTGCGCCATGCGCATATTGCCTTCGTGCGTCGGAATGTTCGGATCAATGCCGATATACCGATCAAGACCAGACGCCATGAAGCCGACAAGTCTACCTCCGTATCCGGTCGAAGTATCTAATATAGTAGCGCCGGTAGGAGCGAAACGGCGATAAAGATAAAGCGCGAATGCCGGTCTAAAGTTTGACGCCGCCTGCACTCCACTCGCAATCCAAATTTTCCCCCACGCGCCATCAGAAACAGTATATCCGCTTTCGATTGCAAGTGTAATCATGCGACGCATGATTTTATTATCATTGAATCCATCGATAGGGCTTTTCATTCCCTCAGCACTTACGAAAAACCTATGCCGATGATAAGTATCTGCCACATGATAGGCTGTATCGCTATGCAACAAAATTTCTGTATCTGTTCTGGAAAGTTTGTTTATCTCTTGCATTGAAACATGAATAGGATAATTGTAAAACGGGAATCCAGAAGATCGAAAGTAAGTAAACGCCGCATCTATGATTTGCTCATTTGTAAAGATACCATCAGAAACAGGTGCGGCGGCATTTGCTATCTTATCTGCCGTTAGCATCGTCGCCAGATTCGCCGCGTCCGTATTCCACGCCTTCAACGCTTCTTGATCGAAGCCCCATTCTTGCAACTGCGCCGCATCCCAACCGGATAGCGCGTCCCAATTCCACGAGCCAGCCGGGAGATTGGCCTGTACGGTCAACTCGCGGCGCTCCTCGTCGGTCAATTCTCGATCCGACTGGCGCGCATCGATCAGGAATGCTGCGCCGTGCGCCGCTTGCAGGGCACTCAATCGCTGATGACCGTCATAGACCGGACAATACGACTTGCCGTCGCCATTCTTGATAAATGGCCCGATGGCGATAGTCTGAAACTGCCCCAAATCCTGCCATGATTTGAGTAGCCGTTGCGCTTGCCGCTTCGTCATCGTGCGCGGGTTGTGCTCCCACGGTTGCAGGTCAGATAGTTTTACCGTGACGTTCTGCCAGTTCAATGCACCAATCCCTTGATCGCCTCGATAATGATCACTGTCCATACCGCAACAACCGCCGCGCCGATCGCGGCTTCGATGCGGGCGAGTCGCCGCTCGGCTTGGATGCGCTGCGCTTCATTGTAAATCCAATCTGGTTGATTCATGTCAGGCACCCGCCTTCGGTTTCATAGATGCTCTTGTGTAAATCCGCGCTGATGCGCTGGCACGCCGCAACCGCCTCATTGATCGGTATGTCGTTCGTCTCGTCGGGGAGCGCCGTCACTCGCTCACGCTGATGCGCGACTATATCAGACAAACGATCCGTCTCGATTTCGGCCATGATGTAATCCGTCATCGTATCACCAGCGCATGAGACGCCAGCGCATTCCCAGGCGCGACGGCTTGAAACGCCTTGATGAAATCGGCCGCAGCCATGCGCTTGTTTGCGCCACCGCTTGCATCTGGCCAGTCTGGATCGTGATAGGTGATGCCGGTCAAATCGCTGCCGACGACGACGATCCAGTGACCTGCGTTGTAAAGCGCCTCGCGTCGCAACGCCGGCGGGATGCTTTGGTAGTTGACCAATCCAATGAGCGGCTTGCCCATCTGGATTTCTATATCAATGTCATCGGCCAGAAAGCCGTAGGTATGCTTGAGCGTCAACCCGAACTTCGCCGCCGCGTGGATCATCGCATCGAATGAAAGCGCCTTATAGCCTAGCGGCTGCCCGGTCGCCCTGCTCACATCGTCCACCGTCACGATCTGTTTACCCTGCCAGTTAATCAGCATCGCCAAACATGCCGCGCCACAGTCGCCAGGAGCGTAGGATGCTGTCGCGCTGAGTTGCGAGAGATAAGGCACATTGATCAACGTCTGCGCGCTGGGCGGATTTTCAGCCACTGGCGTAAAAGTGATCGCGCCGTCTTTGATCGCCATCGTGTAATACTGCGTCACCACAACCTCATTTTGTTGACGATCACGACTACCAGCGCAACGGCGACAACAGCAACGCCCGCGACAAGCGCCAACGTATAGCGCAGATCGGGCAACGAGCATCCTACGGCGCCATCGGCGTAACCAAAGTCAATGCTATCTTCCTCGATCATTGCGCTCCCTGCAATCCACTCTTAGATGTGACAATTCTGAAAATGGCATAGTGGTGATACTTCTTGTAACTCCACTTAATGATCTGACAAATCACCTGTCCGCCGCCGCGCCTGAGGAAGCACAACAGCGGAGCCGTCTTGCTCAAATCCTCGGACGCAATGAACATGATTAAACTCTTGCCCATCACGTCGCTTTTGCTGTAGCCCAACACCTTCTCAAATGCCGGATTGACATCAGAGATGTTACCGCCTTCGTCCATCGCCACGAGCAAATCAGTTTCGAGATCAAAGAAGATCGATCGGTCATCTTCAAATACCTGCAACCATTCGGTAACGCCGTGCTTGGACACATCAGCGCGGTCCGATCCGATGTGTGACCATCGTATTCCAATTGTGGTTATACTTGTGTTCATCCATGGCGCGGTCTGACTCCAGGCCGGCGATGGTGTCGCCATGCTTGACCCATAGATCATTTTTACGTTCTTGCTCGGCGCGCATCAGATAAGCGCGGCGGCGATAGGCCGCGAAGAATGCAAACAAAATCACGCTGATAGAAAGCAGCGTGATCAGATCGGCCATCTCATCCGTAACTCGCATGACGCCGCTTGCCCGGTCAATCGCGGCGATGATGAATACCGTTATCGCCGCCAGCAGATCGATCAGCGCCAGCCGCAGCCACAACGCCCCGACTCGGATTGACGCAATGACCACAGTTGAGGCGAGGATCACGATCAGAAATAGGTATTGCAGAGTCAGGCCGTTAATCATGTGGGAATCTCGTATTTGTATTTCAACTCAGACTGGTATAACTTTTCTTCCAGCCGCCGCGTCTTGATGTTGACCCAAAACTTTGTGCCATCCGGTCGCCACAGCGGTAAATCCTGATCGCCCAAATCTCGCAATTCTCGCATGGTCTTAAGTCGCAGAGCCGCCAGTCCTTGCAGAGATTCATCAGTAATGATCTCAACTAGATCAAGATCGAGTAAGTCGGCTTCCTCACACCTAAACATCGCGCAAGCGGCTTCGTTCGCGGCGATAATGGTGAATGTGTTGTGAAGGATCGTTGCTTTGCCATTGCACATACAATCTCAGTGTGTTTGCTCGTAGCGTCTCACAGCGGCCACGTCAAGCGGCCCCAACTGCCCCGTAACGGAATCGATGACGACCAGGCGCTTCAACGCTTCCATGTCAATATCGGGCTTGGTACCCGTGGCGGCTTCCAGGTCCGACATGACTTTTTCCAGGACGATGACAACCTTCTGAATCTTTGCGTTGCCATCCGAGACGATCAGCGCCAGCCTTCGCGCCGTCTCAGTTCGTTCTTCTACCATCGCCTCACCGATCTTAACTACGGCCTGCCGGTATTCGTCTGCGCGATGCTCACTGTCTAATGCCCTGCGCTCATTGGCTGCGGCCCTGGCTTCGGATTCAGCCAATCGCCTTTCGGTATCAACGACGCGCGCCTGCAATCGCTCGAACTCAGATTTGCGAACACTGTTGCGATACGTGGCATACGCGCCGATCAAAACGGCCACGGCTGAAATGATAATGGCTAGATCGGCGCTCTGCATTGCGACCCTTCACCCGCGCCGTGTTGCTTTGCCTTGCCCCATTCCCTTTCGGAGCGCACACCGTCATTAGTATGCGATGACCCCACGGCGCGGGCATCAGGAGGTTAGCCGCCTCATGCGGCCAATACAAAAGAGCCGACCAGTTGATCGGCTCGATAACGTCACTACTTTACACCGCGTACACGATTCATGGCGCGACGATAAAAACTGATGCTCGTGCCCGCATTGAAGAACACAGATAGCACTAAACTCAGCGCGCCAGAGACAACGGATAGAATAACTTTTATATCAGGAGAAACGCTCGGCAATGCTGAAATGATGCTGACTAGACCAGCCAGAAAAACGACAACTCGAAACGGTGTGAAACTTGGAACGGGATCAGATGTCGGTGTCATGTGTACCTCGCAGAGTGAGATACACCATTATAACATGATTGTCAAGTAGAACTCACGCACGATAAACGCGCCCGCCCAGTCGGAAGCCAGAATACCGCCCCGCCCCAGGCTGGCGCGGTTTGCGCTTTGTTTGAAGCATATCAAATGTTCTAAGGTTGCATAGCCAATTTGCCCCGTATTCTTGTCAATTGCCACTTGACAAACGACGATAAATGGATATAATGGAATCAAGATTAAGAGACAGGAGCAAGCGCGATGGCAACCAAGAATAAGGTGGAAGCATACAAGCGGATTTACAAATTGACCGACGAACAGGTTAAGTCCCTCAAGTCTGTCTTTGGCGATGGCTGGACTAAATTCAGCAAGAAAGCCATTGACGCGGTACTTGAAACATTAGGGAAGGCATAGCATCATGACCCCTACCCCCGCCTCCATCATGACCTCATTCCGCACGCAGCACGGCTTGACGCTGCGCGATGCGGCGGAACTTCTCGGAGTGTCGTTCCAGGCTGTCAGCCTGATCGAGAATGGAACCAACACGCCGAGCGATGACAGAATCGACTCGTGGATTTCCAGCGAAGATGAGCGCGTTGCACAGTTAGGCCGCGCCATGTTCATGGCGATGCACGGAAGCACGTTGAAAGCAATCATGGAGAAAACATCATGACCAACGAACAGATTGACGCCCAAATTGCAAAGCGCAACCGCCTGACCAATCGGCGCGATGGCCTGACCGACTCGAAGCGCGTCAAGGCGATTGACGCGAAACTGGCGACGGTTCCGGCGGGCCAGCGTAACGATGTTGACCTGTTGCTGGGCCGAAGTTGCGCGGTGCTACCGCCCCGTGTCGTCATGGTGCAGCACATCGACGGATCGCAAGAGGTAGATCGCAAATGGTCAACCGACGCGCAGCGTGAGGCGTGGAAGCGCGACGGAGACGCCCAGGGCGCGAAGTTGGCAGCGCAGAAGCGCGATGATTTTCTGGAATGGGTTGCCGATCAGACAGCCGACTTCGACGCGCATATGCGGATGCTCTGCGGCGATACCGAGCCAATCGAGCATGACGACTGGATGGAGGGCCATTGGTAAGCAGCGCCTACCACGCACACGACACAGGCACCGGAACATCACACCTTAACAGGAGATGACACGATGGCAGAGCAAGTAGAAACAGTAATATCCAAACAGATTCAGCCTCAGCACTCAACCGAGGCACCGTGCAGCGCGAATGTACGCGCCCGCATTGGCGGATATGACTGGCAAATCACCTGCCGATCCCATGTGGATAAAGACGACTTGCTTAACATGGCGAAGGCGATCAAGTGGTGGAATGAATGGCTAGACAAGACTGGAGCGCCATCAAGCCAAGCGGCGGCTGATGCAATCAACATCGAACATCCAGCCGTAACCGCGCAGACAGTTACGCCAGCGCCAGCAGTTCCAGGCGCAACGAATCCCGCCACTCAGAGTGCCGTGCAGACGATCCGCGCCGTAAAATTGCAGATTGAGCCTCGCCCTGATGGTAAAGTTAATCTAAACTTCTTTGAAGCGGGTCATCAATACGCAGACATCAGGGCAACAAAGACACCGGCTGAGGCGGTTGCATTACTCCGTCCGATTGGCGCATTTGAGTTGTCTCACATGGTCGCCAGCGAATATGCAATCAACGCCGTTATCGATTGGTCGCCCAGCACCAACAAGAACAAGAACGGAAAGCCGTACAAGAACATCGTGACAATTGCCCTGGCGCAAGCCTGACATCAACCCGCTGCCGCGTGACAAATCTCACGGTGCGACACAGAAGCGCATCGTAACGGCGAATAACAGAACGCCTAAGCGCGGCGGCGGGAATGGGAGATGAGGGGATGGTGTTCAAATTAGTTGAATTGACAGAGGGAGTTCCGGTACAGTTTTTGGGCATCTATGCTACACGCTGGCCATATGATAGCGGAGTTGATCCTACTGTCGGATTTATTGAGGATGAAGCCGCCGAATCCCGCGCCGCGCAACTGGAAGCCGAGCGCGACGAACTGGCGCGGAAGTTGGAGCAGGCGCAGCACGAGAATGAACGCTTACACGCAGAACTTGTCAGGGTCAATCAGCAAAATGCTCAGGCGGTCATCAACTCAATCCGAGGCGAGCCGTGACCCTCAGCAAGTACCACGCCCGCGCTACCACCGTAGACGGTATCCGCTTCGCCAGCGCAGCCGAGGCGCGGCGCTACTCCGAGTTGATACTGTTGCAGAGCGCCGGTGAGATTACCGACCTGGAATTGCAGCCGCACTACAAATGCGTCGTCAACGGCCAGAATGTCGCTACGTACATTGCAGACTTCCGGTACATCGAACACGGCAAGGTGATCGTGGAGGATGTCAAGGGCGTGAGGACGCCGGTGTATCGGCTGAAAAAGAAACTCGTCGAGGCGCTGTACGGGATCGAGATTGTAGAGATCGACGCTTGACACGCATGGTATAATGGACTATGAGAGAATGACAAAAATCTCTGCCGTGTGGAAGCGGCGGTGCAAGAACTAAGACGCTTTGAATGCTGCGTCTGTGTACTGGCCTTTGACGACTTGCACCGTCACTTCCACGCACAGACACAGACCCAGCATTCAGAGCGTTTTTTGTTTGCAGACTGGAGCAAGAGCGATGTGGATTGAATCTCATCAGAGTATACGCAATCACCCGAAGGTCAAGAAGGCGGCGCGGCTGGCTGGCATTAACGAGTTTGAGATGATCGGTCG